TCCGGCGAGGCCCGCCTCTTCATGGGTACGACGGCCGACGCTGAAAGCTTCATCGACCAGGTGGTCAAGGACGACTGGATCAGATTCAACACGCAGAGCCGCATCTACAAGCTGCTCGGCGAAGGCAACGACGGCAACGGCATCAACTACGACGACGCGGGCATCGCATCCGTCGCGGCTTCCGTGATGAACGTCCTCACTGTCGCGCAGGATACCGACCACCAGTACGTGATTACGGACTCCGCGAGCGTGGACTACAAGCCGTACAGCTACCTCGTGGCGAACTACGCGGAAGACGTGCGAAAGCGCAACCTCCCGCTCATCAAGGGCCGCTACGCAAGAATGAACTCCGTACACACCGTCGTGCAGGTTGAACTGCAGGTCACTCTCTAAGGAATAGGAGGCGAAAGAACTATGTCGATGTTCAAGACTTATGACCACACCAAGGTAAACATTTCCTTCAACGGCATCGCCATCACGGACTTCAACGGCGACCCGACCATTTCCAAGGAAGGCCCGGACTTCGAGACCGTCGAGGGCTCCAACGGCGCAGTGGAACGCTCCCGCATGGTGCGTAACCTCTACACGGTGACGCTCCCGATGATGCAGACGAGCCCGCAGATCAACGCCATCGAGACGGCGCGAGTCGCCGACGAGAAGACGGGCGTCGGCCCGTTCCCGTTCGCAATCGTGGACCTCAACGGCGCATACGTCCTCATGGGCGTCGCGTGGATTCAGAGCATGGGCGACGCGGTGAAGGGCAGACAGGCGCAGCCGCGCAACATCGTATTGCAGGTCAAGGCCGAAGCAGCCTTCGAGGGGGCATAGTAGATGACGCCCGTGAACTTCGAAATCAACGGCGAAAGCTATCAGCTCCTGCCACATACCGGATTCGAGGCCATCGACCTCGACAGGAAGGTTCTCGGCGTAATCGGCCGCATGGCCCGTAACGGCGACCTCCTCGAAGACGAAATCGGTGCGTTTGCGGCATTGTCCGACACGCTTTCCGAAATGCCGAGTTCCGATTACCACTGGCTCGTGCATACGACGCTCAAGACGGTGACTGTCACGACGGCAGGGAAGAAGAACGTGACGCTTTCAGACGCGAACACAATCGCCGAACACTTCGCCGGCAGGATGAACGACCTCTACACCGTAATGCTCCGCGTATGGAAGGAAGAGAAGCTTTCCCCTTTCGCGGTGGCCCCGAAGAATCAGGATGGAGGCTCAACCGAGCAAACCCAATCGTAGCCGCATTTTGCGCTACCGACGCGTCGAACATCGAGGAATTGGGAGACGTTGGTACGCTTGACGGCAACGCGGCGGAATATGTGCTGGTGTGGCGAATAGTCGCAGAGGCGCATGTTCCGCTTTCTGATATAGAGAAGGAATGGACCTTCGACAGGATGGCGAGCTTCGGGGCGTATCTGAGCATGAAGCTTGACTACAGGTCCGCATGGACTGAACTTTATTCGCGACAATCCGAAAGGAAAAGGGAACACTAGATGGCAGACGAATTTGTACAGTCGATTAGGCTGAAGGTTGACGATAGCGAGCTTGTCGCCGCCATTAGGCGGTTCCGCGAGGCTTTCGGCGGCGGTGTTGCCGGAGTAGGAGGGAACAATCTCGCGTCCGGCCTCGAAAAGGGCATGCAGAAGGCAAGCAAGGCCGCAAGCGACACCGCGAAGCAGACAAAAAATATAGCGGCGGGAATGAAGGCGGCGACGAAGGAGACGAACGGCCTCGCTTCGGCATTCGACAGGATGAAGGGCGCAGTGACGGGTCTCGTCGGCGCCTATGCCGGTTTCAAGGGGGTTTCAGCGCTTGTCGGCTTCGGAAAGGGAAGCATAGACGCATTCGTTTCTCAGCGCAAGCAGGAACAGATGCTCGACACGGTGCTCCGTAACAACGGTATGGGCTACGCGTCTAAGTACATCAAGAATCAGGCGTCGAAGATTCAGGCCCGTACGACTATCGGCGACGAGTCGATGATAGCTGGCGCGGCGGAACTCTCCACCTACATCAAGGACCCGAAAAGACTTTCCCGCATGATGAACCTGCTTGCGGACTATTCCATGGGAATGACCGGCGGCGCGGAAATGAACCCGCAGATGCTGACGAACCTCGCTACCGGTCTAGGAAAGGCTTTTGACGGTACATACGATTCGCTGAGAAAAAAGGGTTTCGACACTTCGGAACTCGAAATGATTACGAATGCGTTGAAACTGAATGAAGACCTTAAAAAGGGGAATGTAAAGACCGACAAGAAAACCGGGGAATTAAAACTCAGCGCAGATGACAAGGAATTGCTCAAGTGGCTGAAGGAGCACAGGGGTCAAAATGTTGAAGATTTAAAGGTTGCTGCGCTCGAAAGGGCGTTGAAAGACTGGAAGGGCCTTGCTGACGAATTCGCAAAGACAGACGAAGGAAAGATTCAGCAGCTAAAGAACACGATCGGCGACATGCGCGAGGAAATCGGTCGTGAGCTATTACCCGTGGTTGCTAATCTCGCGAAAGAAATCAAGGGGAACCTGCCTGCACTCAAGGGAATTTTCGACAGCCTCAAGGATTCTATAGTCTCGATGATACGCGCCGTGAATGACCACATGGACGGAATAAAGACGCTTGCAAGCACGATTTCGTCGTTAGTATCGTTCATCGCCGGACATATAAGCGAAATCGTTGCATTCTCCGTGACATTCAAGACCGTGGCGACTTTCGCGCCGGCGGCGGCAAGCGGAATGGAGTCGATAGGGTCTTCCATAATGAAGCTAGTAAGGAGCAACGCCTTCGGACTTGTGGCAGCGGGGATTGTGGCCCTTTCAGTTACGGCCGTGGAAGCCGCGAAGAAGATGCGGAAGGCTAGGGAAGACAGGAGGTACGGAGAAGCGCAGGACGCCATCGACAGGTACTCCGAGACGAAGGCACGCGTTGCGCGGCTTAAAAGCCAAGGGAAGTCTTTCGACCCGCTTACTGGACGCTCCGTATCCGAAATGGAAGGTTCGCTTAAAGGACTCAGGGAAAAGGCCGGATTTGCCGTTGCCGATTATGCGAAGAACCGCATCGAGAACGGACAATACAGCGGCGTAGAACAGGGATGGCTCGACAAGCTCGATGCAAAGAACGGTTTTGACATGAAGGTCGGTGGCCGTAAGGTCCATGTCTACGGGACCGATGCAAACGGTGATGTGACTGGTTTCGCAGAATGGAAGAAGGCCGAAGATGCGTTCCGTGATGTCTATGAAAAGTCCAAGGAAGACGCCGCTATGGCAGGAAAGGGTGACACGTACAACAACAACATCACAGTGTACAACAGCATATCGGCAGACTCCGAAATGACGGCAAAGATAATCAAGGAGCAGTTGCGCTTCTTCGCCACGTCACAGCTCAACTTCACCAGCCGCACAGCAGCGGCAAAGGCTTTCGCGCTATGATTACGTTTCCGTACCAGGGACTTATAGACAAGTTTACGGGTAGCAATATCCCGCCGAAGGTGGTGCAGTCTTCACTCTTTTTCAGGAACGAGGACTTCGGTATAGACGAACTGCCGTTCGACCTGCTCATCGACGAGTCGCATTCACTTGACTTCGACATCCCGGAACACGCCGTTGAGGACGGTTCCAGCATAAGCGACCACGTACAGGAACGCCTGCGTGCAGTCCAGATAACGGGAATGTTTACGAACCATCCGATAGGAAGTAAGAAAAGCGGGTACGTCAACGACGACGGCTCTGTGAACGAAGAAGCCGACGAAGTAAATGTGGACGGTGTCGAGGGGCGCGGAAATGTGGCACTCAAGAAATTCGAGAAGCTGAAAGAAATAGCAAGAAGAAGGAAACCGGTTCGACTTGTAACTTCACTCGAAGTTTACGAGGAGATGCTTTTCGAGTCAATGCCGTATTCGCGCGGCCCGGACGACGGCGAAAGCATCAAGTTCACGGCAAAGCTCCGCGAGGTGAAAACGGCGAAAGTTTCAATCGTGCGCCGTGACGGGGTGTGGAACCCTCCCGCGCCGAAGACGCAGGCAACAGACGCGGGAAAGAAGATGGCGGAGAACAACAAGGCAGGCAAGGCGACGGCCGTAGAAAGGAACTCGTCGAAGATTGAGGAATCAATAACCGGGAAGGTGATGCAGCCATGATGGAAATTCCGATAAACAAGGACGGAGGTGCATGGCGCACCCTGTCCGTGAACCTTTCGGGCGTTTCGCTCTCGATACGCCTACTGTGGAACAGCCGCGACGGCCACTGGTTCGCCGACTTCGAGTCAGTGGACGGTAAGAACAACGGAGTTCGCGTTGGGACGAACACCCCGCTTCTCGCATACAAGAACAGGTGTCTGAAGGGCGGCGACCTGGTCGTGCTCAAGAAGACGCTCGATTGCAAGGACCCGCTCGGATTTGACAACCTCGGGAGCGACTACTCGCTCTACTACATCGAGGACGTTGAGAAGGAATACCTGCTTTCCGTGCTCAAGGGGGAGGCGTAGCCCATGGCGTTCGGAAGGGTGGTTCAGCTACTGGTCGGAAAGTTCAGCAAGGGCAACGAGTCGGGCGGAGAGACTTCGCTCGACCTCTCCGCGCTCGACATCGAGTTCGAGGTGACGCGCTCCGTCGAGTGGTTCGACAACGGCGCGGAAATCACCATTTACAACCCGAAGCCGTACACGCTGAACTCGTTAATGAACGAAGGGAACTCCGTAATACTGAAGGCGGGTTACGAGGACGAGGGCGGGGCGAAGACGATATTCGCTGGGCAGATAGCCTACGCCGTGCCGAAACGCAACGGCAAAGACATCGCGCTCGAAATCAACTGCGTGCAGGCGAGGGGCAACTTCTACCAGCTTGCGCGCCTGAACTGCTCCGTGTGCTTCTCCAAGGGCAAGACGGTACGCGCATGCCTGCAGGAACTGTGCGACTACGCCGGTATCGTCTTGCGTGCTGGGGAGGGTGCGTTCATCGACGACCCGCTTGCATATCCGTACAGGCGCTCCGGCACGTTCACCGATGTAGTTAGCGATTTCTACGAATACGCGCTGAAGGGCGAAGGAAAGACAATCCTTTACCTGGACAACAACGAGCTAATCGTCATGGGTCGCGACAAGTCAATAGAACTTGAAGAAGTGGAACTCACGCACGAAACGGGACTTCTAGAATGCCGCATGGAGCGCGACGAGAGCCTCAACAAGGTCAATTTCGGCGACGATCCCAACTACTTCTTTATGTCGAAGAAGGAAGGTGACGTGAAGCCGCTTGAACGTCCGAGCAAGGAAATCGACCGAATCAAGAAGGTTCGCGGGCGGTGCCTGATGAATGCGGCAATCGTCCCGAACTGTTTTGTAGATATCGACAGCTCCGACGGAAGCGAGTATGACAGCGTCATTGCGGTCAAGGGGCGCTACATCGTCACCGACTGCACCTACAAGGGCGGCAACGTCGGGAGCGACTTCACGGTGGAATTTACGGCCCAGGAGCCGAACGGGGGCATAGATGGCTAACGGACTTGACAGGATCATCGTAAGGCTGGTGAGGACGCTCATAGATTCCTACATGGAAGGGTTCGAGACGGCGTTCCCAGCGGTTGTGAAAAAGGTGAACGACGACGGGACGGTTGACGTTACGCCTTCTATACGCAACGTCCTCAAGAACATGCAGATAGAGCCTGACGGCAAGGACGGCAAGCCGCTACCCGTCGAGGGCGTACCCGTCCTTTGGCCCGGTACTTCCGCGGCGGTCGTCAAGTTCGAACTTGCCGAGGGCGACCCGCTGCTTTGCATATCATCTAGCCGGGACCTCCGCGCATGGGCCGAAGGCGGAGAGGACAAGGGGCCTTACGACCCGATCTCGTTTTCCGGAAACGACCTGAACGACCTCGTGGCGATACCGTTGAGCCGCGGGAGCGGTGAGAGGGCGGTTACGGTGAACATCGGCCACGACGGGAAGGTCTCGCTTACGGCCGATTCCGTAAGCCTCACTGCGGACAAGGTGAGCGTAGACGGTGACCTCTCCGTGAATGGCAAGATTTCGGCAACTGGAAACGTGTCGAGCGACGGCAAGATGAACGCGAGCGACTTCGCGACGCCGACGCTCTCGTTGTTGCAACACGGCCACGCCACAGCTGGCAGCGTCGGTACTCCTACGCAGGCCATACCGCTTACGCCTTCTACGACTTGATACGAAATTAAGCGTATTTGACAATGTTCTATAGGAACCGCCTGCTTTATAAGTGGGCGGCCTATTTTTTGTCTGTATATGAACGAACTGCGCCTAAACAACAATCACGACCTGGAGCTTTCGGATGGCGGTAGCATTTCGCGCATCCTCAAGGATGACAAGGACGCGTTCCGCAAGGAGTCCGAACAGCAGTGCCTCTGCATGCTCCGTTGCGAGGAGGGCGAATCATTCGTCGACTACACGCATGGCGTACCGTGGTTCAAGAAGATACTCGGCCTACCGGCGCAGCACCTCGACGTCGCTACCGCGATAATCCGCAAGAAGCTATCGCAGATGCCGTCCGTGAAGAAGGTCGTGCAGGTTGTCCTCGAAGTGAAGGGCGGGCGCCGCAACATGGGCGGAAAGTTCAAGGTGCAAGCGCGTGACGGGAGCGTCACGACTGGAGAATTCTGATGGCCGACATTATCAGCATTGACGGAAACGGTATAAGCGTCAAGTCCTACCGCGAGATGCGCGAAGCATTCATGACGAAGCTGAAGGCCGTATTCGGGCAGTCCTTGCAGACCGACCCGAGCTCGCCCGACGGCCACCTTTTCGACCTCATAGGATACGCATACGACGAAGTTAAGGGGGCTTTGCAGGGCGCAATCGCGAACCTCGACGTCTCCAGCGCTGAGGGCGTATTCCTCGACAACATCGCGCGGCTCATGGGTCTCACGAGGAACCTCGACGAAACGGACGACGAACTGAGGGCAAGGCTTCTCGAGGCGGACAACAAGGGCCTGGCCACTTTCGAGGGCATGCTCACCTATTTGCGCGACAACATCCACTCCAGCGTAACGATGGCGGAAAACCCGGAGCCAACCGAGAATGCCGACCACATTCCGGGCCACTCGTTCGCCGTATACATCCCCGAGGACGTCTACGCTGAACTCGAAGAAAAGGAGACTCAGGGCGAAATCGCGTCCGCTGACGGCTACATCGCTCAGAAGATATGGGAGTGCAAGCCCGCAGGCATCAGGGCTTACGGCAACAGGGAAGGTACTGCGAAGGACTCTTCCGGAATGTCGCACGACATCAAGTTCTTCGTGATAACGGCTTCCAATCCGTTCTACATGAAGATCACCGTCACCGAATACACGGAAGAACAACTCCCGGACAACTACAAGGCCGAAATCATAAAGGCTGTAGCCGAATGGGCGCTCACGGAATACACCGGAGGAAAGGACATCATCCCGCAACGCGCAATCGGCGCAATCTACAAGGTCGAAGGCATAGACACTGTCAATGTGCAGGTGTCCACAGACGGCTCTACATGGACCACGAACCGTATCGCGGTCGCATCGGACAAGTACGCCGTACTTCCGCAGGAAAACATCGAAGTTGTGGGGCCGTAGCGAGAGATGTCGGTAACGAACAGGGACATTTGGCCGGTACTGAAGGAACTCTTCCTTGAACAGTACAAGGGCGACTTGAAGTCGGTCGTCTCCTCCGAAGGCTGCACGCTTCCGGAAGGCGCTGACAACAGGTTCCAGGGACTATTGAAGGCCGCAATCGACGAACTCATCCAGCCTCTAGACGACGCCTGCGTTGAACTTCAGGATCTGCTCGATGTCGATACGGCGACAGGCGCAAGGCTAGACCTTATCGGGAAGCTCGAGAACCTCGAAAGGGGTGCCGGCGAATCCGACGCCCATTTCAGGGAACGCGTTCTCGCCGCGCTGTGGTCGGACTCAGCAGGGACTCCCGATTATGCGATACAGATGGCGGCCTCGATGTCTGGCGACCCTAAGCCGCAGTACATGGACGAGGCCCCGGCCACGTTCATCGTGTACACTCCGAACGGTAACCAGATGAAAAGGGCTGATGTAAAGAAACTCGCCCCATGCGGTGTCCTCGGGCTCCCTGGCGCCGCAATCAAGCTCGGAAACGGAAACCTGCTTGGATGCGCAAACGGAAAGCTCCTGCTTACCGTAGCTAGGGACTACAGGAAAAATCTCAAACCACTGCTCGTTACGGATGCGGGTAAGGTCCTCTCTACTGACGCCGGAAAGATGCTCTACGCCGAAATATCCGACTAGAACGATGGAGATTGTAGAAAATGAACGACGAAGAACAAGAAGTACAAAACACCGAGAGCGTAAATACGCTATATCAGCTGTTGCCGGCAGGGGATCTCGACGGTGAAGACCTGATGTACCTCATGCAGGGTCTCGGAAGCGATCGTGACCGAAAGCTGTCTCTCAGTAAGCTGTTGGAATGGATTGCGTCCAATGTTGAAGCCGGTGTACTGGAAAACGTCATTTTCAAACTAGACCATGATACGTACAAGAACTTGACGTTCATAGATGGCGATGGACTCGATCTTGAAAATGTGGCGATTGATGGAAACACGTTGAGCGAAAAGTTTGTTACTGAACTGAGAGCTGCATTCCTGAGATTCAAGAAGACCGCAAGCGGACAGCTTAGGGAAACCGAATTGGATGCGGACGGGTTGAAGTTCAAGCATGGCTCGGGAAATGACAATGTAAAGTGCTCCATCGTAATCAATCTCAGTTCCGACAAGATCGTTATCAGCGACCCAAGCGGAATTGTCATTGAGGGCCTGCTTTACGCTTCCGACGGGCTGGAAGTCGCCAACGGAAAGAACGCGACTCTTCCAGTCATCATCACTAACGAGATAAAGCACCTGAAAAATAATGCCGCAGTAACCGACATGCAGTTCACCGATACGGGTCTGGGCATTACAGGTCGCGTCTCTATCGAGCGCTTCAACTTCAACGCTAGCGAAATCATATCGGAACAGTACGCTTCCAGCTCTATAAATCTGTACAGTCACAGTTTTAGCCCAGGTCCCGTTCCTGCTGCTGGCGACACCGTAGTCGTCAAGAACTCCCATGCTATTTCAGAAACGCAGAAAGTCTACATCGAACCGAACTTCTACGTGACAATCGCCCCGATGTGTTGCATGGCGTTCATCTGCACTGGCGTAATCGTAGGAGTCGGATTTAGGTGGATGCCGCTAGGCAATGCTGAAGTTACCTTCGGCATAAGGTGAACCGATTCAATTAAAGTTTTAAAAATACGATCCGGATGGAGTATTAAAAAATGGCAGATTCAGATTTAAAGATCAGAATAAAAGACTTACCAGGTGACCCGGCCACAGAAGCCGACCTCATTGACGGCTATATTCTGCCGCTAGACGGTCCGCAAAAGACAAAGCGATTGCCCGGCTCCTTGCTCGCGCCCAGATCCGGCTCCACTTCCGAAATCCGAAACTTGCCGGACAAGAACGAAGGCTATATTGCGCTCAACGACGGCAACGGCACGGGTAAGTTTGATATAAATACAATCTTCAACAACCTCGCGCCAGCGTTTGACCCGCTCAAGGAGAATGGCCCCGACGGCTATGCGTACCATGCAGGTGAATTCGTTATTTACAGCGGTGCGCAGTATCGGTTTTTGACGGATAAGACGAAGGGTGCGTGGAATTCAAACGCCGTAACCCGTACAGACCTCGTATCCAATAGCGCGATAAAGTCTAGACTTGCTCCTAGTGGGCGTACCGACGGCGCTTTGATAAGAGCCAACGGGGCTGTTGAAGAAAATGGAAGTTTTAGCCTCGTCGAGTACACCGTGAGTGGCGATGGCGTCTATGAAATAGACTCGCGTCTTGTCTATTCTGTTGTAAATGCGTATGCCGTCATAGGAGTCTATGGCGCTAGCAATAACTTTATACCCCTTGTACGTGGCGATGCCGGAAAACTGCGTTATAACTACTTAATCAACACGATAGGCTTGAACGCATCAAAGATTGTTGTCTGTACTCATAGATTATATACGCCACCTTGTTACAACGTTAATTATAGTAACGAACAGATTAAACAATATGTCGCAAACTGCATTAATACGATTGACTTTAGCTACAAAGTTGTTGACATCGCCAAAAATGCAGGCGCGACTGCGTATTCCATAACGAAAATCTACAACACAAACACCGTCTACGATGACAACCAGTTTGGAGGCACTTTTACCAAGGATGTCCAGAACAAACTTCTCGTTTTCTCGGTTGACCTGACTGCTTATGTCGGAACGTCTCGGGTTTTCAGGTTCGAAGTCGAAAACCCTGATTATGTCGACGGACTTCCCTTTGTGAATAAACTCGTCTTTTCGAGAAATGCCGGCTGGCCTGCCGGAAGTGTCATTCGATCGCCTCTGACTCCGAGCGAATTGAAGCAAAGACGAGTCCGTTATGAATTCACACTTAAAGATGAGATGCTCGGCGAGGGCGAGTCTATCTATCTCGTCTGGGGCTGTGACGTTGCTACGGCAGGCACTAACAAGATAACTTATAGGTTTTACAGCGTTAACGCTATAATCGTCTGGGCGACAAGCCTCGGAGGCCATACGCCGGACGAGTATTATACCAAGCCCGAAGTTGACGCTATGCTGCCGACCCAAAAAGTAATAGACTGCGTTGGCGATTCACTGACGAACAGCGGGACGTGGGAAGCCGAGCTTGAAACGCTTCTCGGCTCCGGATGGAGCATGCGAAACCTCGGAATGGGCGGGCAGAATGTCGGTACTATTCTTGGTAGAGTCAATGTTTTCCCTTGGACTGTGAAGACGGACTTTAACGTGCCCGCCACTGTCACTCCAGCACAGATTGAACTGACTAACGAGAACGGTGGCTTTATTCTTCCGTGCATCAACTGGCCCGGCGATACACACCTTGTCTCGATCGGTGGCATTGAGGGCACTCTATCTACAACTCAGACAGACCCTTCCGCAGCTTCTGCGACGTATTACTTTACTCGCAGTGAGGCGGGAAACTCCGCAACGATAAAGGCTGGAACTTCGATATATGTAAAAAACTACAAGAAGAACGGGACAACAGAACAGGACGAAGTTGTTGCAAATGACAAGTCCCATTATAAAATTATTTGGATGGGTCAGAACGGAGGTTGTGGGCTCAACGATGCCGACCGCTATGCCGGCAGCTGGTGCGGGAGCGATGCCAACTTTGAACGATACGTGACTTATCTAGATATGTGTCGTGACATTCTTGGAGACAAGATGCTTGTTTTGACCCCAACATCTAATACGAATGACACTTACGAAGAAAAGATGGCTCGTAAGTTCGGCAATATGTATTTCAACGTCCGCAAAAACCTGATGAACGATGGACTCCGTATCGCTTACGAGTGCGGTTACGTCGCTTCGCCTGACCCTACGGAAGATGATGCCCAGGACATTGCCGACGGTAAAATTCCTCGCACCTTGAGAGCAGACGGCGTGCATCTTAATACCACTGGATATAAAACTCTCGCGCAAATGCTGTACAACGTAATACAGGTGGTGTGGAATGTTGGATAGCTATCCCGTCATCACCAGCCTTGTCACCTCTTCGGTGTGCCTAATTCTTCTACTTCAGTAATTTCAAGTAGTGAGCGATAGCCACGGACTCATAACCCGCTGATGTCCGGTATAGCCTCAACAGCTTTCTTTCTGCCTTCGTCCAGCACCTTGGAACAGATGTCAAGGAATGACCAAAACTTAATAACAAGGAGTATATATGTCTGCTACAGAACATGTAAAATGGCGCAATTTCCTGCAACCGTTGGTGACAGCGGCTATTGCCGCGCTTTCCGCTTACACGGCTTACGCACAACGTGACTCCGAAGAAAAGACGGAGGCCCGTTTTGTAGCGCTTGAGCTCCGGGCCGACATGACGGACAAGCGCTCTGACCGCTTCGGGGCCGACATCGACAATTTTAAAGTCTTACTTGGCGACATACGCTCGGACGTTAGTTACATCCGTGGAAAACTGGAGTCGAGGAAGTAGCGTGTGGATGATGTTCGCCATCATGGCCGTTGGCGTTGTTGTAACGGAGTTCTCGCCCAATGACTAGGCTGTTCTGGGTCGCCGCGGTCATCAACTTGGCCGCGTTCATTTACTTCGTCTTGGAGGAGACCCACTCATGGTAAACAAAAAGAATATTACGGACAAGTCGCAGTCGGCAAAGGCGGACGCGGGTAAGCTCCCGATTTCGCTCGTACCCACACAGATTATCCGTGACATTGCGGAAGTGAGACGATTTGGCGACATGAAATATAAATCGTCCGATAACTGGAAGGAAGTCGAGATGCGCCGTTACGTTGACGCCCTGCTTCGCCATGCGCTCGAATTCGTTGACAATCCCGAGTCGGTGGATTCCGAGTCGGGAATACCGCACTACAAGCACATGGCGTGCAACATGGCCTTCATCTGCGAGATGATGGCGGGAAGGGTCCGCCAAAAGTAAAACCTAGACATGGAGGGAAGGAAACCTATGTCGGTAACAGTAAATAAGGTAATCAACTACTCGCCGTTCCTTTGGCGTACAGATGAAAAGGACGGGTCGCACATTCTCAAGCGCACGGCAACGCTGTGTATCGACTTTACGCACAAGGGATTCGACTGCACGGCAACGGTCCGTTTCTGTGGCGAGTCCACCGACGGACGTGGCTTCCGCTGTGACGGCTTGAGCGTGCCTAAAATTTTCCGCTGGTTCCTTCCTTCGTGGGACGAGCGCAACTGCATCTACAACGTCGCCGGAGCTTTCCACGATTGGCTTTATGCCACGAAGGGTAATTTTGGGATGTTCATTCGAGAGGAGTGTGACGACATCTTCCGTGGGCTACTCCGCTGTTCCTGGATTTCCCGATTCAAGGCCGGATGCGCGGACAAGGCTGTAGGCATTTTTGCCGGCGGCAAGTCGCACTGGGGTAACGACAGCTACTGCGTCGCCCCGCTTGCCCGCATGGAGGTGACAACATGCTTACGCTAGTCCGCTATACTCGAACAGAAGAGGCCATTCTAGGCTCTCTTTACTTGAATGGCGCGTTTATATGCTACACGCTGGAAAACGCCGCAAAGTCGATTCCTTGCGGAATGTACTCCGTGCAGAACAGTAAGTCCCCGAAATTCAAGCGCGAATTGCCATTGCTATTTAGTTCGAACGTTCCGCAATCACGCGGTATAAGGATACACCGTGGCAACACCTACAAGGACTCGCAGGGCTGCGTCCTTGTCGGCATGGGGCGAAGTACAGAGAAATCCTCGGTAACTGAAAGCAGGCTTGCGGAGACCATGGTCACGATGCTCTGCCGCAACGTGGACCGGCTCGTAATCTGCGAGAAAGGGTAGCGACCATTTTCGTGACCCCACGAAAATGATAATGTCGGAGAGATTGACGGAGAGAACTGCGATTCTGTCCGACATTTATAAAAACAATTTCTAAACGCAAATGCGGTGCTTTCGACGCACCGTTTTTGTTTTTATGCGGTCCATGTTATGCCGTATTTAAGCGTGTGTACGCGTCTTTGAGTGTTCCGTCCGCATCGCGTCCATGCGGAAGTATCTTGATATGGTTAATCCAAGGAGAGGGGATTAGTGATTTTCCAGCTTCCATTCGATACCCCGTCAAAGAAGAACTCGCGTGTCACCGACAGGCGTACCGGAAGGACGTTCCCCAACAAGACGTTTACAAAATGGCACAAGGCCGCAGTGACGTGGCTACGCACGCACTACAAGATTGAAAAAATTGAAGGTCCCGTCGAAATCCATCTTACGTTCGTCCATGCGACAAAGAGGCGCAAGGACTCCGACAACGGAACGAGCAGCATTTTCGACTTGCTTGTCGATGTCGGCGTATTGCCTGACGACTGCTGGACTGTCATCACGGACCACTATGTTAGCAACCGATACGAGAAGGGCGTGTCGTGCTGCACCGTAGAAATTGAGAAAGCCGACTCGGGAGGTCCCCGATAGGCATACTGAACAAGCCAACTGAAAGGAGATGATAAGATGGCTTACGAAAACAACGACAAGGAATACGCCTCCAAGGGCGTTGGCACTGCCGGACTCACGACCGGCATCATCGGCACCGTTCTCGGTTCCGGAATCCTCAACAATGGTCTCGCCGGAATTTTCGGCGGCGGTAACCAGAATCCGGCTGCAAGCCCGGTCTACCAGTTGTCCCAAAAGGACAACGAGATCGCGTTGCTCAAGGCACAGCAGTATTCCGACAACAAGGTTTTCGCACTGACCGAAAAGGTCGCTGCGCTTGAAACCAAGGTTGTGGCAATCGAAACGGCTGCGCCTCTCCGCGACAAGATACTGTCCGACAGCATCTTGAACTTGCAGGCAACGCTTTCCCGCATCGCCGTCCCGTTCGTGCCGAACTATGCGCTGGCTCCGGGCTATGGTCCGGCATTCGTTGCACCGATGCCGCCTCCGTTCCCGCCCGTCGTCGCACCGACTGTGAACGGCGGTACGACCACAACCCCGACAACCACGACCACGGCGCAGGCCGCCTAAAATTGCTGGAGGTAGCGTATGAAGATTACGCTTGAAAAGGCGATGGAAGCGCTTTCCGAATTCATGGGCGAACAGGTGAACACCATCCATGACCCTGTGAAGCGTTCCGTCGGTCTCTTCGTCGTCGGTGCCCTCAGGAAAAATCCGGAAGGCTTGATGTCCAAGGCCCGTTCCTGGCTCGAGATGGCCGGAGTCGTTTCTGACGACATGGTCGATGTGGACGTTTTCAAGGCGGGGCTTGACAACATCTTCGCGAACGAACCGAAGGTATCATACCTAGGCTTCGGGATCAACGAAGGTGAAGCCGCCAACCTCGTCAAGAAAATGATGTCCAAGGCGCAAGCTGCAACCGTTACCGTCACGGAGGTTGAATGATGACCGAAAAGACGAAGGAAACTCTGGAACGCACCGAAAGGGCGCTCTGTATGCATCTCGATGTCCTTGACGGAGAGATCGAAAGGGCCGGAGGCGACGTGAAGGACCACATGGTTATCGACGGCGTGAAGGATGCCGTAAAAAGCATCAGGAACATCCACGAAATCATGATTATGTCGAACGGGAACGGAGCTGCAAAGCAGACTACCGCAACCGTAACGGCGGCCAAGTAGCGAAGCCGTAAAGGCAAAAAAATAAAGGCGACCGGAAGAAATTCCGGCCGTCTTTTGTTTTCGTCCTGGAGAACGAAAGGTATTGCAAAGTTAGTAAACTTTCGTGTTTATGTCATGGGGGCTGCAACAAAGTCCATCCCATACTTTCAATTCGCATAGAGAGAATAAGTATTGTGCTGAAGATATGTCTTGAATAGCCTTTTGGGGTATTGTAAGACTTATTTTCCCGAAGTTTATGCGTCTGTCTTCAATTAAATGTTCAACACGTTTTGCAAACTCTTTGGAAAATTCTTTTTCATATTTTTGAAAACAGGCGTGTGCCAGTTGTTCAAGCAAAAAAAGGAAATATCCTTCGTGCCGACTGTGTGGAAGCACGAATTCTATATTTGCGTTTAGTAATTCGGCGCCCACCTTGTAGTAGTCTTTCTTGTCGATAGTGGTCATTTTAATCCTTTTCCAAATTGTATCTTGGGTCTATGGGATTAACAAGACGTACGCTTGTATGGCCTAAGATTTCTGTTGTAACGGTAATTGGGCCTTTTATTCTTTTTAGAAGTTTTTCACGTAATGTGCTGAACGTTGTTTTTGCATCTTTTAAGGATTGACTTATGAAGAATGGTGTGAGTTCAATTCCGCCAAATGAGATTTTAACGTCGCTAATGTTGATGTCGCTCATGCTCACGCCTAGTCAATTTTCAGTGGCTTAAAAAATTTTACAAACCTGTTGTATAATTTTTTTGCACCTTTGTTATCGTCGGATTGAAAAGTTTTTGTTTCGCCTGACCTGAAGTGGACTAATACGGTTCGTGCTTTGGATGAAGGTACCGTCCCGTCTCCTAAACGAATGTAGTCAATCGCATCAGAATTTATAAGAAACAGTTTGTCGCTTATCAAAATCTCGACCATCATGCTTTCACGCCTCCAGCTTCCTGCCGCACATCGGGCAAAGTTTGATTTTGAAAGATCCAGACATACGGGAACCGTCCGAGTTGTCGAATGTTATTGTGTTGTCTTCAAGGTAAATTGAAGCGGTCTCGTAATCGCTGTCGCACTTAAATAAATTGGGCCCATGCCCGTCGAAGTCGTGGCAGTACGGGCATTTATTCTGTTTTATCTTCTCGTCGATTTTCTCGGCTTTCTTTACGCGGATGTACATTTGTAGATGGCACAGAAGCGATTCGTAGAAAGAAGGCCCAATGATATTGGAATCGTAAATTAAATTTTCAAGCCATTCGAGCGAATACGGCTCTATCTTTTTCCCGGTTTCTTCTTGTATTTCAGGATAGCTGTTCTCGTCGTCCGTGACAATCACGAACGGACTGCCTTCGATAATGATACGGAAATATGTGAGGTCGCCGTCTTTCCATTTTTCGTACAGGCGTTTGATATACCCGAATTTCAAGCCGCACGAATTGAGTTGTTGTTCGAACTCTTCCTTTGTTACGCACATCGGACCAATCATGAATTGCTGCATGTTAAACCTCCCTAGTCGTCCCAATGCCTGAAAATTCCAAGTGTGTCATCGTCGCCCTTGTGTCCGCTGGCCGAATACTTGCGAAGGAAGTTCTTCGAGGTAGCGTGGATCTATGAACTTTTCGTCATCCATCGTTCCGTTCCTCCGTTACTCTGCCGCCTTGAAGTTGTAGATGGGCTTGATTGTCTTGACGATTTCGGCTGTTGCGTCAATGTTGCGGATAATCTCGTCCATGGGCTTGTACGCCATTGGGGATTCGTCAATGGTAGCCTTGTCCACGCAGGTAGTGTAGATTCCGTCCATTGACTGCTTGAACTCGTCAATGCTCAATGACTCCTTGGCCTTTGAGCGTGACATGAGCCGTCCAGCACCATGAGGGCCAGAGAAGTTCCATTCCGGATTCCCCTTGCCGCGGACAATGAGAGAGCCGTCACGCATGTTCATAGGGATGATAGCCGTTTCGTCCTTCTGTAGCGATATAGACCCCTTGCGGAGTATGCGGTTTTCCACGTCGATGTAGTTGTGGATGGTGCAGAACTTTTCAAGGATTTTGTCCTTGCCGATTCCAAGCCCGCCCAAAAGCACTTCCATCATGGCTTCTCGGTTCCAGATTGCGTATTCCTGCGCTATTTTCATGTCGTGCAGGTAGTCTTCAAGATGTTGCCCTTCAAGGTATGCGAGCTCGTCAGGAATGGACGGCTGGGATTGCTTTGACGCTTTCAGCACCGCCTCAATTTCGGACTGACGGCCTTCCTTTTTCAGTTGCTCTATAACCGCTAGGTCGGATTTCTTCTTGTCCTTGTGGTACTCTATCGCAAGACGCTGGTAGTGCTTGCAGACTTCGATTCCGAGGTGGCGTGATCCGGAATGTATTACTATGTAGTAGTTGCCTTCATCATCAACATCTATTTCGCCGAAGTGGTTGCCGCCGCCTAGAGTCCCGATGGAGAGCTTCAGCTTGTCAACTCCGATAGGAGCCAGTATGTCTTCTATATTTGCTCGGTCAGCGAACCTATGCTTTGTGGAACGGTGGTTCATCCCCGATGGAATATCTTCGTGCCAAATCCTGTCGACCTTCTGCATGTCGAAAACGAATGACTTGTCAATCTTGACGACTAGCATGCCGCAGTTACCAGTGACCGAAATCTTATCATTACGACGAATTACAAACGCACCAGTCGGCGTATTAAAACAATATTTAAACCCGTCTGTACTCTTGACTTCATCAATATCCTTATACGACACAAACTCATTTTTTGTAGGTATCACATAATAACACGGGTTCCAATTTTCATTTTTATATTCCGTACAGTTTATGGTCGAACGAACCCCAATAGCCGAAAACGCAAACTGAACCAAATCAGCATTTATTTTTACCGAACTACTATACATTTTATGGTTTCGTTTTTCATCAATTGTCCCATCCCATCGCAGAACTTCATCGCACAACACCTTGAGCTGGTCAATCGATGCACGGTAAAATTGAGTCAAGTCTTTTGTATCAAACATAGCACTGCTAAACGACACCACCGTAGACCCATTTGCCATTACGCTTTCATTATATTTGACACCAACCAAATCCAACAGTTCCTTAGACCGAGCAATCTTCCTCGGCTTACGAAAGTGTAATTCGGTGTATGTAGACCCGTTTTTAAGTTTACGAATTCGCCCATCAGCACTGATCATCACAAACACACGAATTTGGTCATTGGTATAACTCAAACCGGGTTCGGACGTTTCAAATGTAGTCTTAGCCAAATAATAGTCACGCTTTTTCAATCCGTTAACTTGTTTTACAAAGTCTTCTGCATTTATGTCAATTAACTCAATCCCTTTCGATTTGCACCCCTTATACACCAACATATGATGTTCTGCGGAAAACATTTGATCTAAGTTTTTAGAGTTGTGAAAATGATAAAACTTATCACACGGATTCTTAATATAAGCATTCGGTAACCCAAAATAAGCCTTTCCAGTTACCGAATCGAACATCATTATTTCTTCATTATCATATTCCGAGATTTTCTTCCATCCAGTTGGTGATAAAAATTCAGTATCTTTATCAAGGCACCCAATGTCTACGCCTACCAAATTCGGGACAACCTTGTCGACGATTTTCATGGTAAGGCCAATGACGCACCCGGCGCCAGCGTGACAGTCCGGCATGATCGCGAACTTTGAGCCTTCAGCGAACTTTTGGTTCATCAGGTTAAGGACCTGCTTGTAGGCTTCGTCTTCTATGCTATCCGTGTAGATGGATGCGGTGTTGTACTTGCCTTTAATTTCTATCATCTTATTGTTCCTTTACCATGTTCCTCGGCCCTCTCGGTACACCCTTGTCTGAGCGCGGGGCCTTGTTCTTGGCACCCTTCGGGCGGCCTCCCTTCTTGCCGTTCGCTATGACGGCGGTTTTCTTCTTTTCGCTGACGCTCGAACCGGCATAGACACGGGAGATGTGTTTCGCTTCTTCACGTGTCAGTTCGTGGCCGCAGTGTGGACAAGTTATTTTCATAAATTTTCAACCGATAAATAAACCTAACAATTTAAATATATATAAAATCAAGGCACGAATTCAACTTTTTCTTCGTCGAATTTTTCGGGTTCCCAGCTTTTTGAAAATTCCTGATCCTTGAACGCCTCCGCAAGGCCCGTTATCTGCTTGAGACGTAGAACCTCGTCGGCATCCATGCCGAGTTCCATGCCTATCCTCGCGTTCGTCCAGTTGTGCTTCTTGAGGAGCACGATGAGCTTCGCGGACAGCTCGACTTGGTGCGTGCCCCTCGCCATGTTGTGACGCACGGTGGCCGTGATGCGGTCCTCTATGCTCTTGTTCAGGCGGCTCACTGGTACGTAGCCGTGCAGGGACTCGCGGACTTCCTTGTCCGTCTGGATTACCGTGGTGCGGTGGAATCCGTCAACGACGGTGTAGGGGTGCTTCTTGTCTTCCGGCGTGTCGCACACGACCACGGGCATGGTAACGCCGTCCTTCTTTATCGACAGCTTGAGCAGCTTCATTTCCGGCGGAGCTACCTTGTTCGGGTTGTAGTCGTTGCCCTGCACCTTTTCTGCTGGCACGAGCTGCACGTTTAGCGACGGGTGATTCACGCCGAGCCATTCGTAAAGCTCCTGCGTGACCTCGTTGAAAACTTTCACCTTATCGTCGAACGGGATGTCTTTTAAAATTTCCTTTATCATAATTCCTCGTTGTACCTTGTTATCATTGCGACTTGCTTTTCAAGCTCTTTCTTTGTCTGCGAGAAAGACAGGCCCTTGCACCAGTAGTCGTTCTTGAGCAATACCTTGCAGATTCTTCTCCATGACGGGACTTTCTTTTTCGACTCCTCCTTGATGTCGGCGTAGTCCGGAATTGACGCTACACCCTCGTTTTCCCACCAACTCAAGAATTTTTCAATCTTTTGTCTGTAGTGTTCCGCGAGGTACGGCGGCATGGTGTCTAGCAGGAACTTCGCGTAGCTCTCGTATGTGTGGCCAGGAGGAAGGTTCACCTTGAAGTTCCCCAGCGTTGTCCTGTCGGTTTCCGTGTAGCGGTTGCCGAAATTGGCGCCTTCGACGCGGTTCACGACCTTCGCCCACGTTTCGGGTTCGAGAATCTTGAACAGGTAAAGCCCTTGCCGCTGGTCGTCGCCGTAAGGCTGGCACAGGCGCTGCTTGTAGATGCTCACGCCCGCCATGTGCATGATGTCGTAGATCTTGTTGTAATCCCAGCCGAACTTGCCGTTGGCCCTCCAGATGTCCTCGGTTCTCCAGTCGTAGATAGGGTAGCAGTTGTAGATTTCGGAATCGTCCTTCGGGAAAAGCTTCGTCGTCCATTGCAGTCCGTCTAGCGTCACCTTCGAAGAGCTCGCGATGGTGCGGAATCGGTTCAGGCTCTCGTCGGAGCGGATGCCCACGCAGCATGCGGTCTTCTTTCCTTGCGAAAACCAACGGGCGAACTCAGGCACGAACTCCTCGAACTCCATGCCGTGCCTGAAGAACGGGAAGAAGCTCTCGTCCGTGATTACGTGCTTGTTTTCCGGGAACTCGCGAACCCACGCGTCGCGCTTTTCCTTGTCCCAGCACACCCAGTAGGGCAATATTTGGCTCACGGCGTTGCGTAGGTGTATGGGGAGGCACACCCACCAGCCCGTCACTTCCGGCCTTGAGAACATCCTGTGCGTGAACTCTATGGCCTTTGCATATTGCGCCTCGAAGTCGATGTACAGGGCGTTCACGGGGAGCTTTCCGTGCCTTCTTGCCGCCTCGATGGCGAGGTTCAGCAATACTCCGCTGTCCTTGCCGTTCGAGAAGCTCACGCACACGCGCTCGAAGTGCGTGTATATGTAGTCGAACCGCTCCACGGCTGCTTCGTAAACGTTCTTGTCCAGGAATCTCTTCATAGTTCCTTCCTGAGTTGTTCGATGGTTATCTTCTTGAGGTATTCGCTCATGGATACCTTCTTGCTGATGTTGCGGTCTATCATGCTTTCGAGGCCCACGTCGCCCGTAAGCTCGTAGTAGTGGCAGTCCTTTTCCTGCCCGGTGCGGAACGTCCTTCTAGTACTCTGTATGTAGAGGGCATAATCCCAGACCTTGTCGAAATAGATTGTCGTGTCGTACTGCTGGAGGTTCAGTCCAAGGCTTTCTTTCTGCATCGACAATACAGCGCAATCGGGAAACTTTTCTTTACAAATCTTGACGCTTTCGACGTATCGGCAAAATATAATAGTTGTAGCCGGGTTCCGGTCTTCGAAAATCGATTTTACGGCGCGTATCTTGTCATCGTCCTGGGCGTACGCCATCTGCATCTCGGTGGTCATGGCGAAAAAGATGTTGTTGCTCAAGAATTCGAGCGTCTCGTCGCTCAAGTATTTTTCCTTGATTTCCCTGTACTTTTCCTTGTTTTCGTCGCTGATACAGTAGTACGAGGTGTGCCATTTCTGCGAGACGTTGAGGTTCAGGTCGCACTCGTACACGTAATGGCGGATGAGCGAGTGAAGGTAATCGACGTTCTCCATGCCGGTGATGTACTCCCTCGTCCACTTCTGCCAGCCAACGCGCTTCTTAATCGTCGTGAAAGTGCAGAAGGTGTACTTGAACCGCCTGAGGCTCATGCCGAGGATCTTGGGCGAAAGGAACTCCATCTGCGGCCACATGTCGAGAAGGTTGCGGCTGATGGGCGTGCCGTTGAGTATGAGCTTCCATTCCACTTTCTTGCCCAGCTCCAGCAGCCTCTGCGTCCGCTTGGCGGTCGCGTTCTTGATTTTCAGCGACTCGTCCACCACGACGAAAGGGGTGGACGCTTGCTCCACCTTTTCGAGCAGTTCGAGCCAAATCCTGTCGCTCGCGCTGATGCTCTCGACTCCGCAATAGGTCGCCGGTTTCGAGAAACCGCCCCACTTCGCGGCCTCGTCCTGCACGGTCTTTAGCGTGCGGAGCGGACCGATCCAGAACACCTCCGAGCACGGCGTTGAGTTGACGAGCGACAGGGCCACGCGTGTCTTTCCAGTTCCCGGCTCCATGAACAGCGCACCGACTTTCCACTCCTTGAGGTGCTCGATTGCTGAACGCTGGTGCTCGGTGTATTCGGCTGCGTTCATCGGCGGAGTTCCTCGATTGCGGCACGTTCGACGGCCGGGGCTTCGATGCGTTCCGGGACGTGGTGTTCGACTTCGGTCTTGACGATGCCGAGACACCCGGCGAAGTTTTTCTCGATGTAGGACTTCTCGTGATGGTAGCCTAGCCAGTAGGCCGTGCCGTGGTTCGTGTTGCCGAGGCTCTCGAACGGCAGCTTGCGTTCGTCGAGACCGACCGGGGCGAGTTCGAAAAGCTCCTTGGAGAGGACGTGGCCGCTCTTTTTCATGGCGTTGTCGAGGGTCGGGCGGAGCTTCTGCCCTGCGTTGTCGAACACCCTAGAGCTGAAGCAAAAATCGGGCTTTTCGATAGCTTCCACGACAGCGACGAGCCGTCCGAGGCGGTAGTGGTAGTTTTTGCAGTCGCGGTCTAAAGACATTTTCTTTATCCCCTTTTAAGTTCCTTGATTTCGTGTTCCGGCCTTGCGGCAATCTTGCCCGGCCTGTGGTGAGAGACTGTGACGCTGTTTGTGTCAAGACGTGTGCCGTCTTGTTCAAACCATGCGGACTTCTTCGTGCTGTACTGGATGGACTTCTTTTCGAGGATCCACGCGGAAATCCACCACGCCTCGCTCTTTCCTACTTCGAGGTCCGGGCCGAAGACTTGGCTAGCCGGGATGATGTCGCTTGAGCCGTCGAAGGCGACCGCCTTGTACGCCTTGTCGCTGATGAGTTCGAGGCTTTTCAGCCTAACGCTGTAGCATTTGGTTTTCATCGTGAAATTACTCCCTTGCGAAATCGCTGTCCGCAAATTCTTTTTGAACGACGGCTGTTGTTGGGTCGATGATTGTGTAATACGGTCTGTGCTTGAGACCGAGCAAAGTCTGGATGCAGCTGACGGCAGAGTCGAGAGCCGCGTCTGCGACAGAGCGAGCGTCACCGAAAAGCGGCGAGTCGAATTTCACGACCAGATTCTTCTGCATGAGGTCTTGTTTGATTGCGTGCTTGAAATAATACTCGTTCAGGATCGCGCTAACTTCGAGAGAAACGCGTTTGTAGAGGTTGTTCATTCCCATTTTCAGTTCTCCTTTTAAGCGGCGAGGTTCCAGAGGTTTTCGTTAGAGCAGCAGCGGTGGGCGAATTCCACGTCGCGGATGGTGGCGATGAAGGCGTAGCCCTTGAGGCACATCTTGACTTCGCTGCGAGTGAGGATCTTGGCGGCGAAGGACGCGTACTTGCCGAAGACTTCCTTGAACGCTTCGAAGTCGTTGGAAGCCCAGCGGACGACCTCGTCGAACTGGTCGATGTCGAAACGGGAAAGCCCGTTGATCTTGTTCCTTTTCCAAAGGTTCCAGAAGAGTTCCTTCATTTCTTCGGCCTTTTCGATTCTTTCGACTTCGTTCTGCATGGTAAAACCTCTTGTTTCTCGTTTACATTGTAAATATACCAAATTATTTAGGTTTAATTACAAAAGTAAGAAAAATATAAGAAATATATTTGACGCAAAAATTGCGTAAATAAATCTTGTTTGGTTTAATAATGCTTAAAAAAAGTTATATATTGTTAAATAGCATATGGACAACGGCTTGGACTTGTCAAAAATGCCCGTCATGGGCAAAATCAAGGAACTCGACGACGCGTTGAGTTCGTCCGTTATCGCCGTCGGATGGATCGACGGCAACGGCACGGCGCGTAAGGCGTACGCCAACCTCATGAAGAAGATGAAGACCGGGAAGGACCAGAAGGCGCTAGGGAAGCCAGCGTCGATAGCTCTTATCGCGAGGACGCTGAACTACGGTAGGCTCGCAGGGACGACCGCCGAGGGGCGGAAGTACCCGGAAATCCCGGCTAGGCCCTTCATGAAGTTCGCAGCCGAAATATGGGAGCGCGAGTTCCCGAAGATTCTGGGCCGTCTCATGCCTCCGTTCCTGCGAGGCAAGCTGTCGATAGGAGATGTTTTAAAGACGCTCGGAGAACGGGCGAAGAACGCCGTGCAGAAGGCGATAAGGGAAGGCGACTACGCTCCGCTTTCGCCGAGGACGGTAAAGGCGAAGGGAAGCAGCACGCCGCTCATAGACACGGGTCTAATGGTCAATTCGGTAACGTTCGAAATCAGGAAGGGAGGGTAGCCTGTGCAGATGGAACTGTTCGGATTTTTCAAGACGGCGAAGCAGGCGCCTAAAACAATGCCTGTACAGTCGTCTTCGTGCTTCGGCAAGGACAGGATAGTCAAGCTAAGCGGGGACGAGATTTTCTTGACTCCGAAGCAGCTTGCGGACAAGATAGGTTTTCACCTACAGTCAGTTTACGCGTGGAAGCGGCTGAGGGGCATGCCCGTAAGGCAGGCGACATCGCATGGAAGGTGGACCGTTGAATGGCACGAGTTCTGCAAGTGGTGGAAAGAGTCCAAGGCATAGCGAGGATGTACGGCTACTGTAACGGACAAGGACGGCGAAAACTACTTCGCCAAGATAGGGAAGGCGGGCGGAAAGAAGTCCGTCGCCGCTCGACGTGAACGCGGGAACATCCAGCGGAACGCGAGGGTGATTCTTGAGACACAGTTCGAGCCGAAAAGGAACAAGGACTTCAAGAAATTCCTAGAGCAGATAGGGATCGACCCGAACGACAAGATGACCGTCCTGAACGGAATAATGGCGGTCTTCGCCGGGAAGGCTTTGGACGGCGACATCGTGGCGGCGAAGTTCCTGCTCGACGTTGCAGGATACTCGCTGAGCGCGAAGGAACGACTGGCGAAGATAAAGTTGCTGGAACGCATGGCGAACCCGGAGGACGCGGAAGCGCTGGCGAAGGTCAAGCCGCCTATCAACCTCGACGAAATCGACGAGGAAGCCCGCAAGCTGGGGATATATGACGGTTAGCGGCGGAATGGTGGAGCTTTCGAGGACGAACCTAATGGCGTTCGTTAAGGCGACGATGCCGTCATACGACATCGGCTGGGTGCACCGCGAGATATGCGGACAGCTCATGAGATTCTTCGTCAAGGTCAAGAAGAAGGAATCGCCGCGCCTGATTATCACGATGCCGCCTCGGCACGGCAAGAGCCAGCTTGTAAGCCGTCATTTCCCGTCGTGGGGACTTGGTGTTGATCCCGATACATCGATAATAGCCGCGAGCTATTCTGCGAGCCTTGCGAAGCGGTTCAACAAGAACGTCCAGAACATAATCGAGAGCGACATATACCGCGAGATTTTCCCGAACACCAGCTTCACGGAGCGGTCCGAAAAGGTTCGTTTCGTCAAGCGTCGCAAGACTTACGTCAAGACGATGGAGTTCTTCGAGGTGCCTGGGTTCGAAGGGTCGCTCCGAAGCGTGGGCGTGGAAGGCGGCATCACAGGCATGGGCGCCGACATCCTCATCATCGACGACCCGTTCAAGGACAGAAAGAGCGCCGATTCTCCGACGGTCAGGGAGTCTGTTTGGGACTGGTATACGTCTACCGCATACACGCGTCTTTCGCCAGGTGGCGGAGTGCTCGTAACGGTTACGAGGTGGCACGAGGACGACCTTGTAGGGCGCCTTGTGGACGCAATGAAGCAGGAAGGCGGCGACCAGTGGGAGATAATCAACTACCCGGCAATCGCTGAACGAGACGAACCTCACCGAAAGAAGGGCGAGGCGCTCCATCCTGGACGTTACCCGCTCGAGATGCTACTCCGCATAAAGCACAACATCGGGTCGTACGACTGGGGCTCGCTATACCAGCAGCACCCGACACCGCGCGGCGGAGGAGTTTTCAAGGCCAAGTGGATAAGGCACTGGACTACGATGCCGAAGGTGTTCGACCGCGTGATACAGAGCTGGGACTTCACATTCAAGGATACGGACCACAGCGACAACGTTTCAGGACAGGTGTGGGGGCAGGTCGGTGCGAACTTCTACCTGCTCGACAACGACACCGCGCGCATGGACTTCGTATCGCAGGTACGCGCCATGCAGCGCATGTCATCGAAGTGGCCCGAAGCCTTGGAGAAAGTGGTCGAAGACAAGGCGAACGGCCCTGCAATCATATCGGCTCTCGGCTCAAGAATCCCCGGTATCGTTTCCTACAACCCTCGCGGGAGCAAGACTGCGAGGGCATATTCCGTCTCTCCGCTGTTTGAGGCTGGAAACGTGTTCCTACCGCCGATGGACGAGGAACACCCGTGGGTAAAGCGGTACATAGACGAACTTCTAGCGTTCCCGAACGCTGAACACGACGACCAGGTGGACTCCACGACACAGGCATTGGACACGCTCGTAACCCATGAGGGTGGAGGCGTGCTCGACTTTGTATAAAACAAAACAGGAGATAGAATAATGGAAAATACAGAACTGACTGTAAAAGACGGTATCGAGGTCGAGGACGGCGCTTACGAGAACGCCGCGACCGGCCTCGGCAAGAAGGGGATGGACAAGGGCGCGAACACCGTTGTCGCCCCGTACACACCTGCGGACCTTGTGAGCCTTGCGACGATGAAGGTGAAGGACGGCATAGCCGCGTTCATCGTTGACGGTTTCCCGACGGCGGCACTCATGAACGAGCCGAAGATCATCGGTGACGAGGACGGAGATGCGTACAGGGAAGCGTCGAAGATTGGGCTTTTCAAGGCCGTAAAGAAGGCTGGTTCCTGCATCCGCCTTACTGGCGGTGCGGTCGTCGTCACGGAATACGACAGCGACAGGAACGCGGATGTACTCGCTTCCGCGCCACCGAAGTCTGCTAAGGTTAATGGGTACAGGGTGTACTCGGCAGGGAAAATTGACCTGAAGAAAGAAGATTTCAACAACGGCGAGGAACCCGGCGTATTCCGCGTGAAGCGCATCGGTGGCGGCACTGTCGATGTACATCCGTCACGCTGTACGGTGTTCAAGGGTTCGGAACTGCCCGACATAATCGAGAACTCGATAAGGGAGCAGTACTTCGGCGTGTCTGACCTGTGCCTCGTAGAACAGGACCTGAGGGACCTCGCGTCGATTTCTGGTGCCGTCGTGAACATGATACAGGAGACGGGAACGCTGCTTTTGCGCCTCAATAACCTGAGCCTGCTCCTTTCCAAGCCGGACAACGGTATAGAGGACATCCACAAGATCATATCCGCGATGAAGCTCTGCATGAACTCCATGCGCGCAACGTTCGCCGGGCCTAAGGACTCCTACGACATGATCAACCACAACTTCGCCGGAATTGCGGAACTGTGGACTAAGAAGCAGATGGACGCGTCCGCAAAGTCGCGCATACCAATGAGCATACTTTTCGGGCAGAGCGCTACAGGGCTGGCGCAGACGAACGAGGGCGACTTGAAGTCGTGGTGCAGCTCCGTAGGTTCCTGGAGGCAGGAATACCTCTACGTGCCGACGTGCAGGCTCATTTCCGACTTCTGCAGCCGTAACTTCAGCAAGGGCTTCTCGGAGTTCAGCTGGGGAGCAATCGACGAGATGACTCTGAAGCAGACGCTCGAAGCTCTCGACCTACAGTCGCAGACACTTGAACGCTACATGAACCGTGGCGTCCTCGGACCGGACGAAGTTAGGACTTCAGTATTCGAGAACGGACACAGTTGGGAAGTCAGCGTGAAGGACGGAAGGAAGCTGCCGAAACCTTCAGACTACGGCAAGGGGGAATAGACAATGAACGACCTCGTAAGATTCGCGACAAGCGTAGAACTAGCGACCGGCAAGAAGCGCGGCCGCCACCCCGTTTTCAGTTCTAGCCAGTTCTATCCATACGCCGCCGAAAGACGTCTGCAGAACGCGCTGAGGAACGAACTTGAGGACTACATAGGCGCGGCTTACGGGGCCGCAGTATTCGGCGAGTCCTTCAAGACTGACTCGATGGAGGAGCTCGCGCTGCTGCCGGAGGGTCTTTCGGACGATTTCAAGGCCGAAATATCCTACGCGGCGGAATCCATCGCGAGGAAAGTTTCTAGCAGCATCGCCGAAATGACGGAAATGACTGTCGGAAAGCCCTACTACCCGCAAGCGGCAAAGGAAAGCCTCCTGAAAGACTGGGAGTCCAACTTCCAGGTTCTTTGCGTGTCCGCAGAATCGGACGCGAAGAAGGACATCGCCCGTCTCGTGACGCAGGCGAAGAACGAGGGCTGGAACGGAAAGCAGCTCGGAAAAGCGGTGATGAAGGAACTCCCGGACAAGTACGCAAACCGCGCCTCTCTGATAGCAAGGACTGAATCGGCAAAGCTGAACACGTCGGTAACGCTGGAAACGTACAAGGAAATCGGCTGCCAGTACTACATGTGGATGGCTACGCTCGACGAACGCGTCCGTCCCGACCACGCCATGATGAACGGACGGATATGTTCCGCGACCGACCCGACGGTATGGTACGAGGAAAACCCCGACGACCCGATGCACCCGATAGAGCACAAACGCGACGATACGATGGTGCACCTCCACCCCGGCGATGACTTCCAGTGCCGCTGCACGATGGTCATGTGGGACCCGGTTATCGACGGCAAGTACGAGGTCAAGGAGGCGCCCGTAGAAGAACCCGAAGAGAAAAAAGAAGAGCCGACGACTCCTTTGGAAATTGCGAAGGAAGAAACGGCTAAGGCCGAAAAGCGGGCTGAAAATGCGGAAATAAAGCTCAACGCAGAGCAACGCCGTCGGGAAATACTACAAATAGCAAACGAAAGGCATTCAAGCAGAACGCCTGAATATATCCAGGAAATCCAATACGAACGGGCCAACCGTATAGAAGAAAGGGCTGGCCTGATTCCGAAGTATGTTGTAGATCCTAAAATTGAAAAAAGCAATGATGCAAAGGACTTGTTTGGCTATTTCCAAAAAAAGCATTCTATAAAACTGCAAAAGGCTTTGGAAAACTGTAATTTTGAAAAAATAAAAGGAGCCCTTTCTGGTATTGATAGCGTACTGGAAATATTCAAGAATGCAAAAATTTCTGACGTGAAAAGTTCGAATGCCATGGGCTATATCATGTCTGCAAACTGGGTTATGAACAAGCCGTTCTTTTTGCGTTTTTCTAGTTATTATATGAATAACACGTATAAATTTGCCGATACCTCGTTTCATCCAAAAGGAATGTCTGCGAAGGCTTCTGCTATACATGAAATGGGCCATATAGTAAATTACTGGATAGCACAAAAAGAGAGCTCTATTTTGAATTATGAATCAATAGCTCGTGACATAGTAGAAAAGGCCGCTGTAGCGGCCGGTTATAAAAACTTTTCGTCTTTTCAGTTAAGGGCTATCAGAAAGACTATCAGCGAATATGCCGACATGAGCTATAAATATACGGAAACGATTGCTGAAAGTTTCGCCGACGTTTTCGTAAATAGAAGCCGTGCGCAGAATCTGTCAAAACAGATTTATAAACTCGTGAAAGAGCGTTCTATGTCGTTGGGAATCTAAATGCAGCATCCATCCTTGTCAAGTTCTTTCTGCATCTTGACAAGTTCTTCAAGTGCTTCGTGTACATATTTGGGAGCTCCCTCTTTGAGAGAGCTTTCCCAAATGTATTGCTTATCATGCAAGGACCACTCGTCGACGAGTGCCAACAATTTTAAAAATTCCGGACTTGGTGTAAATTCGGCAGGCATAACGCACCTCCATATTTGAAAATAGATTTTATAAAAATAAAAGTCAAGCCTAGTATTCGCACTGCGTAAGCATGAGGTAGCCTTCGGGGTGGTTCCTGGTGTACATCTTCTGGATCTTCCCGAGAACAAATCTGCATTCCTCGTCCGTAAGCGATGCCGTCTCTCCGTCTTCTGAACGGTTCACGACCAAAAGGCTCCCGACAAACATAGGCTTTCCGAGATTGTTTATAGCTGAAATCTTGTTGCCTTCCTTGAAAAGCCCTTCCTCGTCGGATACGATGTCTAAACGCCTATGATTTATTCTGCATCCTATATGTCGCGGATTAAACTCTATCATGTCGCAATGCAGCAGTTCGTAGTAACTGCGGAGCGTCGGTTCGAATTCCACCACCTTCGCATCGTCCTTCTCTATGTCGAGGAGAACTCCCTTTACTGTCCGTTTTTGTTCTTCGGCCATTTATAGATCTCCTATGCGGCCCTTTCGGAGCTGAGAATAGGAGCCATAGAGTAACGCCCGAGGCTCACATTCTCGCAGTTCCCGTAAATGTAGATGCGGCGCGTCTTGACTTCTCCGTCGTCTTCCTTGAACGTGATAGTCTTTGCGGTGCGCTTCGTGATTGTACATTTTACGATTGTATCCGTATTGCAGGCAAAGCGGTAGTAGTAGGTCTTTCCGGTTTCGAACGTAGTCATTGTAAATCTCCTTTATTCGTGTGCCGGGCCGAGAAACGTATAGGTAATCTTTCCCTTGATCCCGAACATGATCCTTTGTTTGTTGGCGCCGTATTCAAGGTCTTTCGCGTACTGATGCCCGAATTTCCTGACTTCATCGGAAATACGCATGATGACCCATTTAATGCAGTCGACGGCTTTATCGTCGAGCCATTTCTTGCGGAACTTGAGCGCGATTTCCTTGAATCCGTGATGGCGAAGGACTTCTTCTCTGGGTGTATCTTCCATGGCTGGACCTCCTTTATAAAAGTTGCGCGGGTTTGTGGCGTTGCCCGCTCGCCGTGGTTTGTTTTAGAGGCAAGTGCGGAGGCCTGTTGTCGATTCGAAAAATTCCTGCACCTGGTCGGCAAAAAGCCCCTCGGCTTCCTTCACAATCACCGGCTCGAACTTCTTATCCGTGACTTGAAAACCCTTGATGAAGTCGTTTGTCGTGTACTTCTTTTGCTTGATGAAATAGCAGTTGTAGAGGTCCTGGGCTTCGTCGAGTTCGATCTTGAAGATGTTGGCCTTGCGGAACATCTTGAAGGTGAACTGGAAGCTGTTTTCGGTGATCTTGTCGGCTTTGGCGCCGAGCATCGCCTGGAGCCTACCGAAACCGCCGTGGCATACCGCCACGACCATCTGCTTGACCATTTCGTTGATTTCTTCGTTAGTTTTCATCTTGAACCTCTCTTGTTACGTTTATAAATATACCTAATTATTTTGGTTTATTTATAAATGTAAGAAATAAATAAGAAAAATCTTTTGCGATTACGGTTTCGGAGCGGATTATAGGTGAAAATTTGAACACTAAAATGATGTATGCACGGATTTATGCACTTTAATTTTGAATATTTTTGAATTTTGTTAAAATTATGTGAAAATGAATGAAAATACACGAAAGTAAACGAACGTGGAAAATCTGAAAATTGGCGACAAAAACGGCAAAAAATGCAATAAAACAAATTTTTCTTAAACTTTCGTGCATAAATTGTGTTATTTTGGCGAAATAAAGCAATTTCAACGGCTGTAAAGTGCGTATGCACTTTTTTATCCACTTTTTGCAAAAAAAATACCCGGAATCGCTTCCGGGCCGCTAGCCATGCAAAAATTATAGTTCAATCGGCGGAGTTTGTCAAGCCGTCACTTGTAAACGTCGCTAATCGCCTTTTCGGAGTCAGTGTCTAGGATGTGGCCGTAAGTGTCCAATGTAAGGCTGATGTTCTCATGACGCATCAGCGTCTGGACTATCTTCACGTTCACCCCGGCGCGTATGAGGTTCGATCCGAACGAGTGCCGAAATCGGTGCGGGTGTGCCTTTCCCTGGAACCCTTCGGGCAGGGCTTTCCTTGCTGTCTTCTCCAGAGTGTACTGTGACGCCTTGAAGTTCCACTCGCCGTCGTATCTGTCAATTTCTCTTTGAAGTCTCGGACATACGGGTATTGTCGCCGGCTTGTCGCCTTTGCCTACGACGTGAATCTTTCCGTCGTAAATCTTCTCGGGGCGCATCGCCTTCGCTTCGCTTGCGCGTAATCCGGCGAACGCCATGAACGACCAGTACAGTCTCGTCTGCGGGTCGGGCGCGTTCGCAATAATCCTGTCCACTTGTTCCTGAGTCCAGAACTCGCGGTGGGCCTTCTTCACCTTCCTTTTCGGTATGGCCTTCTTGATCGGGTTCTTCGGTATAATCTCGAGTACATCGACAACATAATTGAAAAACGTAGAGACGATTGTCTTCTTGTTCATGTACGTGCGCGACGAGTTCCCGGACGTGTTTCCCATGAATGCGTCGTTCAGCTCCTTCGCCGTTATTGACGCTATCGGCCTGTCGAACAAACTTTCAAGAGACCTAAGTCCGCGTATAAAAGCGTCGATGCTTCCGGGCTTCACCCCCTTTGCGCGCTCGTACTGCTCGAACTTCACGGCAGCATCGCCGAGCGTCATTGTCTCGGCTTCGTCCTTCAGGTCGTAAGCGCCTTCCTTTATACGTTCCTGCATCAGCAGCTTTGCCTCGCTCTTTGAATTTGTCCCGAGGCTGAAAAAGTGGATGCAGTTCTTTTTGTTTGGATCCGGTACGCGGGCGTACCACGTCATTATTCCCTTGGACTTGTTCTTCTGGACTAGCGTTATGGACATGGTTATTTTCCTTTATATGTTCCGTTCATTAATTTTGGCAACAAAACGTCTCTTAGCTCCGCTAGTAAAATATTTTCGTTCTGATTAAGGTAACACATATGCTGAGTCCAACAATTAATCATTGTCGTAAGTATTGATGATATGCCGTTAAGGTCTGAGTTTTGCTCAATGCGTATAACGTTTTTGTCTTTTGATATTGCGATTGGATCGGGAATCCATATTTTTGATTCAAATCCAAGCGAGGTCATGGCATCGTTGATTTTTCGAGTTGCTTCGGCTGATTGATGTATTTGAGCACACGCCATAAAAAATTTATTTCCAAAACATTTAGCGGCGTTAGCGTTAATTGTTATTTTTAGCCGATCTTTCTCTTTATTGATGCTGTAAAGTTCTTTGATGATGTCTTCTGGATTTCTTGCTGGCAGTGCTTCTTTGACTGTCTTTTTATTTATATATATCCAAGGTGTTATATCTGCGATTCCTTTCGCAAGTTCATCGCAATTTACGCAAATTGAAAAGCCTGGCTCGTCCGTCATTTTATCGATAACGTTGACAATTTTGTCCTGCAGATCGCTTGGTATTGTATTTACAATTTTTTCATAAGTTCGATTAGTGTGCGAAGTTCCACCAATCTGTCCTTTTTGAAGCCTCGTTTCTTTTTTACAAGAGGCATCATCTATTTTTATAAGACATACTTTTTTAGTCGTTTTCTTCTTGTTAATAAGCAAAATGGTTGTCGGAACATCCGTACTTTCAAACATTCTGCCAGGAACAGAAATGACCGCTTCAATAAGATTTTTTAATAAAAGATTTTTTCTAACGTCTTTTTCGTATTCAGAATTGCAAATAGAGCATGGCAGGATAAATACTCCGATATTTTTCGTGTGAGACATTGCTGTTAAGACGAATGTAAAGTTTGCATTTTGCTCTGGAGGTAACGCTATTTGGAATCTTGGTAATTGTAAAGCGAATAATGGATGTTGCCATTTGAGGTTGAACGGCGGATTTGAAATACAGCAATCACAAGTAAACGCGGAGTCCTCTGCGTCACCCTCTAAATTTAAATCTTCGATAACATCATAGTGTATAATGGTGGCGTTTATTCCATTCGCTTTAACATTCGCTTTCGTAAATGGAAGAGTTTTTTCATTTTTCTCCAATAGTGTAAATTTTTTATTTTTAAACAATTTAGCGGCTTGCAACGTCAACGAGCCAACTCCAGCGCAGCAATCTAAAATCGTATAGAAATCATCGCGAACAGCGAGCTTGGCAACTAATTGAGAAAGTGTTTCAGGAGTAAAGTCTTGTTTGAAGTTCTCTCTATCGGCGCACCAGTATTGGTATATCATTCGGATACAGTCGTTTTCGTATCCACATATAATTTGAGACAACTTTTTGTAAAAATCAGAATCGTTCTGAGTGTATGCAGTAACTATTTTGTCAAAAAAATTTGATATATCGTTGCATTCAAATTGACTTTTAAGAACTTCAAGAATTTCGGTTAATTCAGCGTTCTTTGGTGTTTTTTGGATTTCTGTTGGCGTTGCAAACATTTCTATTTGGTCATTCATACGAACCTTCCCTTGCTGAACCTGTATTCGTCTACCTTCCTGTCGCGCTGGTAGATGGTCTTTCCCTTCTTCTTGCGATCCTTCTGTGCGGACGTGAGCGTGTAGCCCATGCCCTGCACGTTGGTCCCGCCTTCCGCTATTCTTGGCGTGTCGTTTGTCGGTGTCATTTTGTCTTGTCCTCTATAGCGCTTCCAGCAGTTCCTTCACGCCTTCGGCAAATATCTTGTAGTAGTGGTGGTTATCCTGCTCACGCGCGGAGCGTTCGGCCTTTTCCAGCCTCTGCTCTACGGCGTTGGCAAAGTTCCTGAGCAAGTTCAGTTCGGCGTTCTTCGCGGAGAGTTCCTTGCGTTCTATGAACTCGTTCTCGTCCATCAGCCTTATCAGCGTCTTGGCAAGTACGCGTTCCCACTTCGTCTTGAAAGCTCCGTCCTTCAGCATTATCCTAGCATTGCCTGCGATGCAGGCCGCCGTCTGCTGTTCAAGCCTCCGTTCGGACGCGGTGACGACTTCTTCGTGTACGGCGCTGTCGTTTGCCGCCTTCTTCGCCTCGTCGATAACGCGATCGGCCTCGATTTCTGCGAAGATGATGTCGAGCCGCATCCGTTCCTCTTCAGTCTTTATTTTTGCAAGTGCCATTTGTCCGCTCCTAGAAAAGTGAAAGCTGTCCGTACCTGTCCGCGACGGGTTCCGGAATAATCGAGGGAGCCGTTTTCGGAATTACGGCCGCGGGACTGCTTTCCTTTGCCCGTACTTCGGTTTTCTTTTCCGGAATTTCGCCCTTTCCATGCACCGTTGGCGTGTATGGGTATTTCCCGCCGCGTAGCTGTTTCTTGAAATGCGTCCAGTTGAAGATGTACGCTGGCGTGAACCACGCCCTGCAATACTTCATCGTCAAAGCGTCGCCGAGCCTCACGACCGCAGGAGCGCCCAACAGCGAAAGCGTGAGGTAGCTCATGTGGAAGCATCGGGGGTCTATGTCGCCGCAGTCGATGAACATGTTGTGCGCGTAGTTTATCCCTGCGGACCTCATGCAGTCTATGGCGGCTACCATGAGGCTGCCCGCTCCGCACGTAGGCTCGTAGAACGTTATAACGCGGTCGGGGTCTTCCTCGATTTCTTTCAGGAAACGTTCCTTTTCTACGTTTATTTCCGCCATCAGGTGCGATACGTGGTACGGCGTGAAGAACTGGCCCAGACCTTTCGAGTTCGTCCCGGAAGCCATGTAAAGCTCCCCGGCGAAGTCGCGGAACATGGCGGAACCTTCAATCGCGGCGTGTATTTCGGCCATGAACAGGCCGAGGCATTCCGCGAAAACGTCCATCCCGGCCTTGCCGTAAGAACGGGCTATGTCGCCGTAGCGCTTCTCGTAAACGTCGCGGTCGTTGCAATCGACGGCGTTCTTTACGGAAATCGCTGAAGCCTCGAAAAATTCTCCGAGAACCGTGTAATAGTCGCGGTCGCGTATCGACAGGAGCTTTTTCGCTATGGCGTCGGACGTGTTCGAACGCATCCCGATAATTTCCTTCGCTTTCGATGCCATGTTGCTACGACTCCAGCTTCTTTCTGCGATTGAACGGTATTTCCTTTGCAAGTTCCTGGAGCGCGTGCCACGGGTTTATCCAGCGATTCACCATTAGGATGAGCTGCACTTTCTTCGGGCAGTCCTGCTTCAGCGCGTCACGGAACGGGTAGATGATAGCGTACATCGTTTCGGCACGGTGCATCCTTCCGTAGTTCTTCATTTCTTCGCCCTCAGTTTCGCAAGGAACTTTTTCTTGCGGTTGTTCATCCATTCGCGCACGGACGCCTTCGAGAACCCGTAGCCGTGGGGGAGGTCGTAAGGCGTGATGTTGCCGAGGCGTATTTCCTTCGCGAGCGTAGTCGCCCCGATCTTCATTTCCTTCATCGCGCCCTTGCGCGTGAGGAACTCCTCGTCGTCCATGATGAACGTGAGCTTCTCGTCCTTGATTTCTGTAGCCGTTTCTTCCATTTTCTTTTCTCCTTAGTTTGTTAAAACTTCTGCGCCATCCAGTCGTATTTCTCGCGATACCACCCGTCGGGGAGTGTAGGCAGAATGCGTTTCGCCAGCTCGTAATCTTCCTTTGTGAGTGTCCGGCGGTCCTTCGACCCCATGTAGTAGTAGTCGAGTCCGAGGTGCACGGCCTCGCAAATCTTGAACGTTCGTTTATCCATTTTGGATTTCCTCCATAAGATCAAACGAAGCCTTGATTTTGTGAATGTCATTTTCATTCATCACTCCGAAGTCAACCTTCACGCTAACATCCTTTGCGAATTTCTTAATGGCGAGCATCTGTCTTGCATCCTCCATGCAATTCCAGCATACGAAGATTTCAGGCTGCAAAATTTCGCATCTATTTTGAAAGACTTCGTGACCGCATACGCAACATTTGCACTTGTACCATTGGCTCATTTGTAGTACCTCTCTATATATCGTCCGGATAGAAACGAACTCTTGATTCGTTCAAAGTAACCATCATCAAAATGAGTCTTCCCGAAATCATAGCGGATAAAGTGCGGATTTCCTTTTTCATCCATTTCTGATTCGACTCTTATCAAAAACGGGTCTTTTGTGAACGGCTGTAAAATCTTCAGCAACAAGTTCACGGCTAGCATCCACCACGTTCTGTAGATGATGCGGTTGTATTTTTTTCACCTTCCCAATCTATGTCGTCTTTGAGACGGTAGTAGTTTTTGTCGTTATTGTTCATTTTTCGTATCCTTATCGTTCCAGGGGTTCTTGACTTCGATCGGCATCATGCAGGTGTCGCAGATGCGGTGGATTTTCTCGACGCTGTGTGGCACGTCGCTGTAGCCCACGCCGTAAACAGTCTCGCAATTCGGGCAAGCCACATCGCGGTAGTTCATTTCTTGCCCTCCTGCATTTTTTCCCAATGGCCCTCGTTGACAAACTTCCCTTCGGCAACGAGCTTACCTAGCGTTTGCCGTCCGTATTCTTTTATGAGGTCGCTCGCAAAGTGGTATTTGCCCGTAGCGACCTCGACGTAGAACGTGTCGGCCCATCTTACGGAATTTTCTTTCTTAATGCACACCCTTTCTCCGTCGGCGACTTGCTCCGATTCCCTTCTGATAAGGTAAAGAAACAGGAGCGCCGATAAAATGCCGATAACCCAGCCTACGAAAAATCCTAGATAGAACATCATTTATTCTTCTTCTCCCTTTTCATAATCTTCCGCAGTGACCTGATTTCCTTTTTCGTTAGCATCAACCGCAGTTCACAGTTCCTGATGTGGTTGTGCGTGTGGCCGCCTTTCATGCGGTGGCCGACATGTTCATCATCCTTGAGTTCCGCAATCGTACAGCATTCCCAGCTAGCGTAGGACGACCACCATTTTTTAAGCCTTTTTCCATGATAGGCCTTTCTTAACTTGTTGAGCTGTTTAGGTCTTCCGCGTTTTAAGACCTTGTTCAAGGAATCTCTTAATTGTTGGATAGTCTTGTGTTTCATTTCTTTTCTCCTTTGATTTCGTCGCGCACAAATTGCATCATTCTCAAGATCATCGCTCCGCACTGGGCGAGTTCCGTCAAGCAGTTTTCAAGCTCTCCCTTTTCGTAGGCTTCTAGAGCCTCGGACACTTCTTCCATCAATACCATGTGGCCGTTTATCGTCTTGCTCGAATCGTTGGCTTGCTTGTAGTGCTTCGCTACCATATCCCAGCCGCCATTTTCGCAGAGGATGTCGAACGGCTCTGGGTGCTTCTTGCATGCGTTCCGATGCTCTGTTATAATCATTGCTACGTGAACGCTTTTCTTTCTTGTCGGGTCAGCCATTATTCAGCCTCCCAAGTGATTACAAAGTACATCTTTCCCGGCTCCGCTCCCCATTCAGGGCGACCCGTGCCGATGCGGATTTTCGGGTTCTTGAACGTTAGCCTGCGCTCGGAGTCGTCCGCCTTCGGGTAGCCGAGGGTAAAGATGAGACGGTCGTACTTGCAGCTCGTGCCGTCAGGATTCATTGCGTGGTAAAACCTGTCGAACCAGTAATCTTTTCGTTCCCTATATTCTTCTTTCTTGATTCCGGATTTGATGAGGTCAAACCATTTCTTTTTAAGCGGTAGCGTGAGCGTCTTCATTTGTACTCCTCCGCTTTCTTTTTGCACAACTTTTTTACTTTTTGCCACTTATCTGCCATAATTTCATCTTTTGCGGATTGTTCGGCGGTAGCGTCTTCGTCATACATATCGTGTATGAAGCATTTTACTTCGAGGTGAGCAGTTCTAGCTCTCGCCATCCACAGCGCACGTTGCGTCTTGCGGAGTTGCGCTTTCAGTTCCGCGATTTCTTTCTCCTGCTCTTCGAGCTTGGACAAGACATCCGTACACATGTCTCTAACGTTTGTCTGACATGTTGCATAAGTCTCTTTTTCGCGCTTCTTTATCTCCGCGCGTAATCCGCGCTTTATCATGTCAAGTTCCATTTTATTTCACCTCCGTAATTTTTTCTCTTAATCCATCCGCGCATGTATCGCAGAGCGGGACGAAACCCCGCATCCAGCGCATGCGGTAATACTTGCAGGGCTTTTTTCGTCTGCACCACCAGCAATTCATCAAGCGACCCCGTGGATGATAGTTTGTCCAAGCTTGACGGTGTACGTGCCGTCAAATGTTACGACATCAATCACGCCGTGCTCCTTGAGCGAACGCAACACGGCATCCGCGCTGTGTTTCGATCGGCGTAGAGCCTTGTTTTCTCGCTTTATCGCCTCGTATTCCTCCACGGGGATTTCCATGCACATCGTGGGCGGGTGTTCCGCTCCGGGGTGGGTTGGGTAGTGTTTCTCGTTGTTCATGCTGCTTTGTTCTCCTTTTTGCGTTGTCTGCATTATGCTGCCTCCTTGGCCTTCTTTTCTGCACGTTTACGCGCCCTGCGTTCTCTCTCGTACTCTAGGCGGTGTTCTCTGTTCGCTGTGTTCCATTTCCTCTGTAGCTCCTTCTTGTGTGCCATCCATTCGGGGTCGTTCTTGTGTCTGTCGTAGTACGCTTTTTGGTTCTTGCGTTTGTTTTTCCTTCCTTTTTCCGTTGCCCTGTACCGCTTTCCTCTTTCATGTTCGCTTTTCTTTCCGGCTTCGGATTGCGCCCACGCCTTGTGCGAAGCCTTGCGCTTCGGGCTTTTGTCGTACTTCCTTCTGCGTTCGAGGTCCGCTTCCTTTGCGATGGATTCCGCCATCCTTTCTGCGGGTCTGCTCCTTGCAGCAATCAGCGATTCCCAGTTCTGCATTACGCAACGTCCTTTGCAAGCTTTGCGAGTCTCTTTGCCTCGCGTCTGCGAGCGTCTCTTTGCCTGAACCATTCCTTGCGCTTCGGGTCCTTGTTGCGCTCACGGTCACGCTCACGCCTCCGCTCTATGACTTCGGGGCGTTGATTGTATTCAGCCTTCCACGCTATGCGCTTCGGGTCTGTCGCACGCTTGCGGTCGCTTTTTCGGTTCAGCTCAAGTTTACGCTCGTGGTGTTCTTCGTTCCACTTCTTGATTGCCGGCTTTGCGCGTTGCTGGTATTCCTTGACCTTTTCGGGATTCTTCGCCATCCACTTGCGTTGACGTTCGTTCTCTTGCTCTCTGTGCTCGTGTTTCCACTTGAGCTGCTGACGTCTAGTGTTGCGCTTGGACGCGTCCTCAATCTTTAGCGCCACGCATGGGCGCATACGTTGCGCTATGAGGCTTTCCCAGTTCGTAGACTGTTCCATCGTGATTTCTCCATTAAAATTTGCCCGTTTTCGCTCACGCCATGGGCTTGACGTTACCAGTATTACAGAGCGTTTGGTCGTTACCTTGTCGCGGTTTAAACTTTGTCCGTCTTTATCGCTGGAACGGACAAACCAGCTCTGCACGGCTTGTTCGTTCGCCGTTGAACCTTGGTTGCCGTGCAAACTTTTCCCTCCGGCGGCGGTACTTATCACGTGTGTTTGAGTGTTGCGGTAAAAGGTCATTTTACCAATGGTGCCGCCATCGGGATTTTTAGTGGTTCCTGCGGGACTCGAACCCGCGTGATACAGAACGTATGCTATCTGCTATCCATCCGTCATAGGGATGCTTTGGACGCTCCACCAACTGAGCTAAGGAACCATTGACCACGTGCAAGCGGCAAATTACGGGAATTGTGATAATTCTTTTCACTCGCGCGTGGGTGCTTCGGGCGTGGCATCAACAAAGGAGAGTTTCCTACGTCGCAGGAACAACGATCATCCGTGTTATATGGTGATTGTTTCCTTTGATTTTGGTTACTCGTCACGCCTTCGGCTTCGCCGTGGGCTAAAGTTGGGCTCGCACGGCGAAAATTTTGTGCTTTAGGTTTTGTCAACGAGCGCCTTGATGCGCTTGCCGAGCGTGTTCTTGTAGCAAACCATGTAATTGAGCTGGTCTACGATTAGCGAGTAGTCCGGTGCGTCCTTTTCCACAGTTTCGAGTTCCTTTTCCGTGCATTTGATTTTGTCGAAAATCTTGTCGCGTTCCATCGAAAGCATCATGATTCTTTCGCTAGGGGTCTTGACTCTGTTTTCGGCTTCGCTGTGGAGCGTCTTCAAAAGTTCTTTAATCGGGTTTTCGTTTGCCATGTCTGTATTCCTTGTTGGTTGGTGTTAATTTGTTATCAAAACGGGAGGTCAATATCCTCGTCATCGCCCGGTGCTTGCGGCTGCTGGTACGTGCTGCGCTGTTGCGGTGCTCCGTATCCGTTGCCCTGCAAGCTGTTATCGCGTGGCGTGAGGAGTTGGAACGTACTCATGTTGATTTCCGTTGCGTAGCGCTTCTGGCCGCTTGCCTGGTCGGTCCACGAGCGCGTGGCAAGTTCGCCTTCTACGTAGAGGCTCATGCCCTTGCGGACGCCGAGCTGTTCGACGATTTCCGCAAGCTTGCCGAAGCCCACGACCGTATGCCATTCGGTGAGTTCCTTCTGTTCGCCGTTGTTGTCTCGGTAACGCTTGGAGGTGGCGAGGCTGAACTTCACGACCTTCTTGCCGGTGATTTGGTTCACGCGGATTTCCGGGTCCTTGCCGAGATTGCCGATGAGCATACATTTGTTAAGATAAGCCATAGTGTTTTATCCTTGTTCGTTAAGTTTTTTAATCTTTTCAAGCGCTTCGTCATCCAGCTTGCGCACAATCTTCAATCTCGCTGCCGCCCTGTCCGCTGCCGCCCTGTCCGATAGCAGGAAGCCCGAACCAAAGATTCTCTCGCCGTTAAGCTTCGTAACCCACGCCGTGTCCTTACGCTTGAAGGCGAAATCCGTCCGCGCAGTCTTTCCGAGGATTGCCGAAGTGATAAAGCATGACGGGTATTCTATCAACGGAAGGTCTGCCTTTTTCGGTTTTCCGAAGGCGTTCGCCTCTCTTACAGCTCGGTTTAACGTCGTGTCACAAATTACGCGGTTTTCCTTGTCCAAGCTCGTAACGAAAGACGTTTTAACGACCGCTCCGTTCGCATATCTCACGTCCTCGTTGCAGACGATGTAGCAGGCGTCGTACTTTTTGAAGAGCGTAAGCGACGGACCAAAAAGCATAAAATCAACCTTTAGTTCGTTAGTGTAAACGTTCAAAATCTTGTCGTATATGCTGAATGGCGGGTTGTCTATGACTACGCAGTTTTCGGGGTAGTCGTAGGTTTCAAAGTCGCCACCGGGAAAGAACGGACGGACAATCTGGCGTCCTTGCAGACCGTACTTCTTGACGGTCCAGTCCTTGACAGCGTTATAGACTGGTTCGGGAGTGTAGCAGTCGTCGGTCGTGAGCTTGACTTTGAACTTGTCCGTAAAAGCGCCGTATTCCTTGGACGCTTTCGTCCTTCGTTCTTTCAAGTCCGGGAAAAGGTCTAGTTGTCCGTCCATCTTCAATCCTTGAAAAATGCCATGCTTGTCTGCTGTTGCTTGTCCGTTTTCGTCCTGCGCTGGATTGGGGCGTACCCGTCGTAGCCGTGGTCTATCGCCCATTTTTCGAGAGCCTTGATTCGCCTGTATTCCGGGCTTTGCGTTCCGAAGCGCTCGCGGGCGATTTTGGTTGACGGGTACTTAACCTTGCGCATCATATCACTTGATCTTGAGGGTGCGTTCCTTCGGTGTTTCTATGACGGTGTCCGGGAACATCTCCTTGAGCTTGTCAGCGGTGATGCCGGAAGCCTTGACTAGGGCGGGGAATGTTACCGCTCCAAGGATGTCCTCCTTGTTGACGAGGTGCTTCTTGATGAGCGTGTCGCACACGACGGCGCCAGCGCCGTCAGCGAAAGCCTGCGTGTAGCTCTGCTTGCTCCAGCTCACGTTCTTGGGGAGGTCCTCGTCGGAGCCGACGTTGAAGGCGTGCTTGCAGACAGTCTTGATGAAATCGACCGTCTTTTCGCACCACGCCTTGAGTTCCCAGATTTGCGAGATTTCGCCCATGCGGACGTTTCTCTGCGCGACGAACTCCTGCATTGTGCCTTCGTCCATCTCGATCCCGGCATGAGCCGCGAGGAACTTGAGCGTGTCGATTGCCGAAGTGGAAAGGGTGAGCTTGGACTTGATGTCTTCTTCCGTGATTGCCATTACTTCCTTAGCCATTGTTTTCTTCTCCGTTGAAAAGGTCGTTGTTAGTTTGTTCCTGCGCTGTAGGTGCGCTCTTTGGCTGCTGCTGCGCTGCCTTCGTGATGTTCGCCTGGATGGTGCAGAATACTTCCGTTCTGCGTTCCGGCGGTACGTTGTTCGCTGACTTGAAGCCGAATTCGTCCATCGTGGACTTGTAGATTTCGGGCGCCTGCGTCCATAGACCCTTCATCCCGTCCATGAACTGCTTTGTGTCTTCGTCGATTTCCTTCTTTGCGGACTTCGGCGTTGCTGGAATTTGCGGCTGTGCATCCTGCGGAACTTCCGTGAAGCCCTGCTGTTCGAGCTTGTCGGCTCCAGTCATGTGGTCGGGGAGTTCGTCGTTCGTGTACGGCATACCGCCAAAGTCGAACGGGAATGCCTTGCGGAACGCGGACACGATTGCCACCTTCTTGAGCATTGTGCGCGGCTTGCTAATCCACATGTCGTTGCCCTTGTTATACTCGTCGAAGAATACTTCCTCGCGAGTAGGGTGGGCGCGATCCTTGCGGTACACGGTGCAGACACAACTAACGTCTCCGTCAGGAACGAGAGCGTCAACCTGCCAAGAGCCGTTCTTGCCGGACTTCGTGACCTTTCCGCGCTTGAAACTTCCCTTGAACTCGATTTCAAAGCCGTCATAGTTCGGGTTGAGTTCGGCCCTCTTGATGTAGGTCTCGTAGCCGGTGACGATGGACATGTCTGTGCTGCCGTCCTTGTTCTTGAAGGTCACGGCGTACACTTCGCGCTTCCACGGGTTGAGTCCGAACGTTCCGGCGACGGCCAAAAACTGCTTCGTCTGCTGTTCGTTCAAGCCCTTGTTCATCGTCTTGAGGTAGTCGAGGAGCAAGTCCTGCGTCACCTTGTTTTCTTCGTTTGTTGCAACAATTTCGTTTGCCATATTCCGTATTCTCCGTTAGGTTTTAAAACTCGAAGCTCGTAGCCCCGGCGCATGCCTGTTGACACCAGATGTTGTGCTTTTCGAGCGTGATCTTGCCGTCGATGTAGAGCTTGTGGATTCCTGCGAGCGTGAGCTGCAATTCCGTTTTCTTTTCCTTCCGATCCATTTCTTTTTCTCCGTTTTTTTTAATTTGTCAGTTGAGAGGTTCGAGGGCGATGGAAACGCCGCCCGGCACTCCGAAGCCCCATGCGATTGCGTCGCGGTAGGTCATTATCCCGATGAACTCCGACCCGGCGGTCACGATGTAAAGTTTCTCCATATACCCGTTCTCCTTTTCCTAGCACCCGCACACGAGCATGCGGGCGTAAAACCTGAGTTCGTTCGCGGTCTTCTTCATGCCGTCGTTCTCCTTCTGGAGAACCGCCTCCGCGACCTTCTTCGGCACGCTGCCGGTGGACTTGAAGTGTGCGCCAGAGCCGTCCTCCGACACAACGATGGCCCACGTCCCGTCCTTGCTGCGGATCCTGTTGTCTTCGTAAGCCATTATGCCGCCCCCCTGCATGAATCGCAAGCGATAAGGACTAGCGTCACAAGCCCTGTGAGGAGCAGTACGTCGGTGACGAACTCGGCCACCCTCGCCGGGTCCCTTTTGGCAAGCGCGAATGCGAGCTTCACGCGTCTCTTGACAAAGTTTCTCATGGGACAAATCTCCGTTAGCTGTTGAAGTTCGTTCGTGGCGATTTCATCCTCGCCGTGGATGCCGTCGTACGCGGCGGCGCGTATGAATCCGAGGTTGTCAGTACTACACATGGCCTGCGTTCTCCATCGAGAACATGTTGCGGAAATCCTCCACCGAAGGCGGGATAAGTCCGAGGTTTAGCTTGGCGTTGAAGGGGTATCCGTTCGCTATCGGGCACTTCCTCCAGTACTTGGTGTACAGGCTCCGCAAAGTATCCTTTATTCCGCGCGTAAATGCTTCGTAGGCTTCTTTCCCTCTCGCCCTTGCGCTGCACAGGTTGGCGTATGAAATCCCGCCACAGGCGATGCAGTAGTTCGCTATGGCCGTGTTGAGGTTGATGCGCTTGATGACGTCGTTCTTCGGGAGCCACGCCTCGCATGGGTCCCTGTACTCGATGGATGGCGTGTTGCTTGTCTCTCTGTAGGATTCCGCGATATGGTTCTTCGCAGCCGTGACGAGTGTCGGCACGGTCGGGATTGCCTCCGTCTGCAATGCACGGCGGAACACGTCGTGGGCGTTCTGTGCCGTTATCGCAGGGACCGCGTCGGCTATTGCCGAGGCTACTACTGATATGGTGTTTTCTGGTGCGTGCCTTCCTGCCATGAGGTAAGCCTTTCCAAGCTCGACCGCGATTGCCTTTACTGTCTCTTCCGATACCATGTGCTACATCCTCTCGATTGCCTTGAAAGTGTTAATCCAGCTCTGCTCCATCCTGGAGAGCTTCGGCTTCGCGTTCTCCTCTTCCTTCTGCTCTTCCATGTCGTCGCGGTAGTTTGCCCACTTGACCAGCTCAGCGTAATGGTTCTGCGGGTTCTTCTCGCCGTTCTCGATTTGGCACGAGAGCGAGTCGATCGCGCGGTTCAGCTTCTGCTGGTTGCCGAACTTGATTCCGAGCTGGGCGTACTGCTCCTGCGTGAGTCGGACGTTCCCGAACTCGCCGGAGTACGCGAGGCTCATCACGTCGCCCGAGATGTGCGAAGCTCCCGGTGACGGCGCCTGCGGTTCCCGATTATGACAATCAAGAGAACCCAAAGGAGGCACGGGAGCCGCGGCGCCGATGTTTACGGGTTGCTTCTTATCAGACCTGTTGGCAATAGTGGGCGAGGGTGCGCGATTCTCTAACGGAGAAATCAGGAGGGGAGCGATAGACGCACCCGCGCCCGTTTTTTTTGGCCTTGCCGAGCCTTGAAGGTTTGCGGAGGAAGTACCAGATTCCAGCGCGCCGTTCTTGCGAACGGTGGTCATGTTCAGCGGGTCCTTGCGGGTGCCGCCTTCCTCCGCGTTTTTGCAGACGTTGGCGGGCTCAGGAATGACGCCGTTTCCGGCGCTATTTGTAACCTCCGCTCCCTCGCGGGTGGCGGCGTCTGCTGGTACTTGGTCGTTACCTGTAGCGGATAAAATGTCGTTGATTTCGCCGATGAATTCCTGCGTTTTCTTGCGCAGTTTTTCCTTATTCTTCGACAAAAGCTCTATGGCTTCAATATATTCGTCTCCGTATTCTTCGTAGCACCATGCGTGTATTTGCTTTGCGGTTGGTTCTTTGTCGCATTGCGATAAAGCCTTTTTTGCTTTTGAACGCCAAGCCTTGACGGTGTCCTTGTACCATGCAAGTTGAGCGTGGTCTAGCAACAACTTCGCAAAATCGTCCTCAGCTTCTTCTGAAAGAGCTAACGCAAAATTTGCAACCCATTCTCCTCGTTTTTCGGCGTCCTTGTGCTTAAAAATTTTCGCCTGAAACTTGTCGATAGGCATATAAACATTTTGCGGTTTCTTCAACATCGTCAACTCTCCTTCTTGTTTTAGAAGTCCTAGTTTTTTGCTTTTGTAGGCTTGACGATTTTGCTATGAAGCTCCTTGATAGCCATGTTCACGACCATCTTTCCGCTTACAGAGGATTCAGGGATGTTCATGTTCTTGGAAAGTACGGTTGCGATTTCCTTTTCCATGATTTCCGATTCTTCGGATATTTCTCGGAGTATTTTAGCCATTGTTCTGCTTCCTCGACTTGATGTTCTTTTCCATTTCTTCCGTCCAATCATTAAGCACGGCGTCGACGATTTTCACCTTGTCTTCGTCTGATATGTTCGAGCCGTTGTACAGAACGTTTGTAATAAACGAGGCTCCCACATTCTCAATTAGAAGACTGTTCGAATTCCAAAACCTTTCTATAGAACGGCATTCCGAGAGGAATTTTTCGTCGGTCATGTTTTTCAAGCCGAGGAACTCTTTGCTCTTTTCGATAATGCTGTGCAGGTCTTGTGTAGCCATTGCTTTTTCTTCCGTGTTTGTTTTAAAATCAAAAATTTTGTTTTACGATGTAAAATATATAAACTGAAAAACAAAAAAGCAATAGATAATTAAAAAAAATTTGTTTTTTAATTGAATGATTATTAAATTTTACATTGGATGGATATTGAAGCATACAGACTGAGAACAAAAAAGACTGTAGCGGAACTTGCAAAACTGTTAGGAGTAAAAGAAGCCGCTATATACAACTACAAGTACGGCAAAAGCAAGCCGTCCTACGAGTCTATTGAAAAAATGCTTCTTGACGGTGCGTATCTTTCAGAAATCTTCAGCGAAGAAGTCCAAAAGAAAGTTTTTGAGTCTTGTTGTAATGAACAGAACGGGGACTTGTTTAACTCACCGGAGTTTAAGCGCGGAGTCGCAAAAGCTATTGAAGATCTTAAAAAAATGGGCGTTATAAAACAGGATGGACTATGAAGAAAAACTGCATAAATTTCGATTCTTTTCTTAAACGGATGGGCTACACCCTCTCTGATGTCGCGAAGAAGGCAGGCGTCAGCAAATCCATGATGACGTTGTTGAATAACGGCGAAACAACGCCCTCGTATTCGACTCTTTTGAAATTTCATCGTCTGGGCATGACTCCAACGGAAATGTTTGGCGATAAACAGACTGCTACAATATCCGACGCGGACTGCGAGAAAATAGCGGAATTTGTCAAAATGCAAATATGTTAGTGAAACGAAAATTTACTGAATTGGATTACTCACAGGAAGCTATCAAGGCTTCCTTTTTTTGTAAATCACAAAACCAAAAAGAACCTGACGCCAACCTAGAATAACCTACTAGGTTTTTACTTTTTTGTAAATAGTTCGTGTTAGTTACGTAAAGTTACGTAATATTACGTAACGACTCGTGTTTATTACGTAAAGTTAGGTTGTAATATGATATGATAAGACAAAACAAGATATGATATGACAAAAAGAATATGATATTCTTTTATAACCATTATTCTCTATTTAAGCATTATTCCATTGAATAAGAGAGAGGGGTATTTTTCTTTTGGTTCTTTTCTTTTGACCAATCAATAGACTGTTCAATTGACGCTTTTTTGACAGTCAAAATGACGAAACATCTAGCAAAATGTCTAGCAAAATGTCTAGCAAAAACCTAGCATTAAGAAGTAGAGGTAGAGGTAGAAGTAGAGTAAGAAAAACATTCTTCTAATTTAAGGATATATCCCTAAATAACCATTTATCAAGAGCGGGATATAACGCGCGTGCGCGTGCGCGCGAGGCGTCTGTAGATATTTTTGAATTTTTTGGTTATATTTGTAAGTGGCTAAAATTCAACGCCCGGTGGCGGGGCTGCTTTCTCCCCTCCGAAAGCCATCTCCTTTCGTCCCCGTCCCGGGCTAATGCCTTCTTGCGACACTTGTGCCGTCAAACCCTTTTTCACTCGGAAGCCGCAACGGCCTTCCGTATCTTCTCGAGCGCCTCCTCGGCCGTCAGGTTTCCCTTCAGCACCTCGACAACGATCGCGTAGATGTAGCCTATCGTCTCCATTTCTCTTGCTCCCTTTCTTTCTCCAGTCGTTTTCAAATATAATACTTTTTTACTAGGAATTTAAATTTTTTGTTTAAATTTTTTACTTCTTGTTTAAAATTATTGTATATTTAAGCTCATGAAAGGACTTGACATCAAGAGCTTCATTGACCGCGCCGGGATAAAATCCCAGGAAGAACTCGCGGAACGCCTCAAGGTGACGAACGTCACGGTATCCATGTGGGCGAACGGGACCCGTACACCTACGTTCAAGGTGTGCGTGCAGCTTCTCGAAATGGGAATGACCGTCGAGGAACTGTTCGGGAAGCCGTACCGGTCCAGCGCGAACCAGGCGAAGGACGACTTCGACCGGAAGGCGAATTTCTTCATGAACAAGCTGTTCGAGAAGATCGACAAACTTTAACCGCAGAAGGGGAGAATCAAATGACATCGGAAGAATTCGAAATTTCGTACTGCAAGGGCAAGCGCGAGGCGATGACGTGCTTCGCCGACTGGCTCCGGGACCACATCAAGGTTGCCAGGCGGGCGATAGAGGACGGGCTTGACCGTTCCAAGGTGCTTGAAAGAACGCTTGAGTCTATGGCCGAGGTCGCAGACAGGATGGAGGGCAAGCTGTCGAAGGACCCGATGCTGATTTCCAAGGAACTCGTCGAGAAGGACGGCTGAATGTAGCGCGATTCCGTAAAATTTTTACGGAAAACTGAACATTTTGTATCGTTTTTCCTAAAAAGAACCGTTTTCCCGTTTCAGAGGGCCGCCTTCCGGGTGGCCCTTTTCCGTTCCGTGCCGGTTCAACGTGGCTAAACTTCCGTTTAGCATTGCTTAATTTCGGCATTTTTGTCCCGGTCAATCGGTCTACGCCGGACTTTGCCAGCGCATTTTTGTTTTTAGGCGGTTTTCAGCCCGTTTTTTCGTCCGGCCGTAAGGTTTTACGGGTCGCCCATAAAAACGCCTTGCAAGCGGCTTTAAAGCGGCTTTTCGCTACCCCCGTTTTTAAGCGTCTTTAAGCGTGTTCTAGCCTATGCTATAGAAACGCCCTTTTTTACGGTCGCGCTCCCTACCTTTGGAGCGTATGAACTTCAAGGACAGGTTTCTTTTCGAGCCGCAGAGGCTCCAGCGTACACCGGAGGGGTACCTCACGGCGTACATCCGCGTATCGTGCGCGGGGGTGTTCCGCTATCTCGGCGAGGACGGCAAGACCATCGAGCGCGTTCTGCGCCCAGAGTCCGAGGTGGGTGACCCGGCCTCCGTCATGTCGCTCAACTCCAAGCCGGTAACCCTCAGGCACCCGAAGGAGAACGTCACCGCCGAGAACATCAAGAAGTACTCCGTCGGGTTTACCGGCACTGACGCGTACTTCGACGGCATCGACCTCTGGGTGACAATCACCATTACTGACCCGAAGGCCATCGAGGCCGTCGAGAACAAGGAAGTCCAGGCCGTATCCTGCGGGTACGACATCGCCCTCTACGAGACGAACGAAGACCCGCTGAACAACTGGCGCGGCACCGAGTACACGAAGATGCAGCACGGAATCACCTACAACCACGTGGCCCTCGTCTATGCCGGACGCGCAGGCGAGTCCGTGGAAATCTACGCGGGCGATTCCGTCGAAGAACTCTTTAACACCAAAAACAAGACCGGGGACGGAAAAAAGGCCGACCCGGCAAAGGACAGCGCAATGAAGAAGATCGTCATTGACGGTGCCGTTTACGAATGCGACGAAGCCGTCGCCGCCAAGGTCTCCGGGCTCGAAAAGCAGCTCGCCGATTCCGCGGTCGCGCACAAGGCCGAAGTCGAAAAGTTGACGGCCGAAAAGGACGCAAAGGTCGCCGAACTCGACAAGGTTACGGCTGAACGCGACTCGGCACAGGCCGAGGTCAAGACCCTCAAGGAAAAGCAGCTCGACGAAGCCGCCATCCAGAAGATGGTGGACGAGAAGATTTCCCTCGTCGAGAAGGCCAAGGGCTACGGCTGCGAAGTCAAGGCCGAAGACACGGCCTTCGACATCAAGAAGGCTATCGTCGGCAAGGCCTTCGGCGACAAGATGGACCTCAAGGACAAGAACGAAGTGTACGTGCAGACCGCATTTGACGCCGCCTGCATCCACCTCGACGGCCTCAATGGTTCCGGCGAAGGCTCTCCGCTCGCAAAGAACTTCTCCGGCATCTCCGACGACGCCGTGAACGACGAAGCCGAAAAGGCACACCAGGCCATGCTCGACAAGATGTCCGGCAAGGCCAAGTAAGGAGGTATCACAATGGTACAGAACGCAGAAGAATTTGACGGCATGGAAGGGCTCCCGGGACTCCTGTTCCCGCTCGTCCCGCACTCCATCGAATCCGGCATCCTCCAGGACTCCAAGGACGAAATGGGCGGCTTCCCGGTATACGCTGTCGTAGGCCAGCCCGGCAAGGTATGGGCTACGAAGCCCGCATCCGCTGAAGCCGTGGCCCGCGTGGTGGAAGTCACCGTCGGCGGCACCGTCGCCGAAAACGACAAGTACTCCGTGACCATCGCAGGCACGAAGTACGAAGTCACGGCAGACTCCGACGACACCGCTTCCGACGTCGCAGGCAAGCTCGCAACCGCAATCGACGCCAACGCCAACTACGGCGCAAGCGCATCCAGCGGCAAGGTGACCGTCACGGCATCCGTCGCAGGCGCCGCACGCAACGCCGACCAGTTCATCGTGGACAAGACGTCCACGGCGGGAACCATCACGAAGAACGAGAAGACCGCAGGCGCCGACGCAGTCGCAGGCGGCACGTTCCTCGGCATCGCGTCCTTCACGACCGCAGACTGCATGCACCTCGGCTACGGCCAGGGCGACCAGGTCAACGTCCTCAAGAAGGGCCGCGTGTGGGTCAAGGTCTCCGGCGAAGTGCTCGCAGGCCAGGCCGCATACATCAACAATTCCTCGGGCAAGATCACCGCTTCCAGCTCCAGCGCTACAGCCATCACGGGCGGCGTGTTCAAGAGCAACGCGGCAGACGGCAGACTCGCCCAGCTCGAAATCGCATAAGGGAGGTAACTAGATGAACTTCAACCCTGCCCAGAAAGTCGCGATCCTCGCCATGTTCGGCGTAATCGCAAACGAAACCTACGGCCTTGACCGCGTCGCGCTCAACGCCACCACCTTCATCCCGATGCAGGACGGCGTTCAGCCGTGGCAGTCCGCTTGGGGCTACAAGGTAGTCTCCGAAGTCGGCATGGCCGCATTCATCGCCGACTACGCCGACGACCTCCCGCCGGTCGCACGCTTCCTCACCCCGAAGAGCGTCGGCATCAAGACCATTGGCGACTCCTACGCCTACTCCGAATTCGAACTCCAGCAGTGGCTCGCAACCAAGGTCGACCTCTCCCGCGACGACGCCGAAACGGCACGCCGCAAGATCGACGAAAAGGTCGACGACGTCCTCCTCATGGGTGACGAAGGCCAGGGCGTCACGGGTCTCTTCAACAACGAAAACGTGACGGTCGTCGAATCCTCCGCAGGCGCTTCCGGCCAGACCGACTTCGAAAACAAGACCTACAAGGAAATCGTCGCACAGTTCCGCGCCGTGTTCGCCGCACAGAAGAACCTCTTCAAGGACAAGAAGGTCGCAACGAAGATCGACTCCGTCATCCTCCCGGACGACGCTTTCGGCTACCTCGAAACGACCAACGTCAGCGACAGCATCGACACATCCATCCTCGACTCCCTCAAGGCCAAGTTCCCGCAGATCGTCAACTGGTACCGTTCCGAACTGCTCGAAGACGCAGGCGCAAACGGCACGGGCCGCGCAGTGTTCTACCGCAAGGCAAAGAACGTGCTCTCCTACGTGCTCCCGGAACCGTTCCGCCAGAAGAACCCGCAGGAACAGGCCCTCCACTACAAGGTCCCGTGCTACGCCCGAATCGGCGGCACCGTGATCAAGAACCTCAAGGGCATCGTGTATTGCGACGGCGTGTAAACGCGCCGTGACGACACAGTTTACTCGTTTCTCCAGGAGCGAGCGCGGGGCTAGTCCCCGCGACACTCCGGAGGGGCGGTAATCCTTTTTTTTCACTCATTCAAGTCGCATCAATTCTGGAGAAAAACGATGAAGAAGATTTACAACAACCGCACGAAGCGCGCACTCGTCTTCGGCGACACAATGCTCCTCCCTGGAACGAACGTTGCCGAGGAAATCGACACGGATAAGTTTCCCGGCCTGAAGCACTACGTCGAAGAGGACGATGTGGTCGTGTCCGACGACCCCGCATCCGCGATGAAGGACGCGAACACCGAAGGCGTCGTTGACGAACTCGAGAAGCTCGGCAAGGGCGACGCGAAGGTGTCCGGCGCGGCAGAAAAGAGACGTGCGCAGCTCGGCAAGATGAAGGCCGAGGCGAAGGCCGCAACCGAAGCCGCCAAGAAGGCCGAGGAAGAAGAAAACGAAGAAGGGAAGGGCGAATAGTCATGGCTTTGACACCCGAAGAAAGGACAGAACTTGTCGGATACCTGGAAGACAACGTGGCTAACAGCCCGCGTCTCGATGCCATGATCCGTGGCGCGGAACTCCGCGTAGGCAGGCAGTACTTCGGCAAGGCGTACGTGTATGCACTATCCCTCATGGTAATGCACAAGGCCACGCTCCTCGACATGGCCAAAGAGGGCGTCGCTGGCCCGGTAACGAGCAAGCGCGAGGGTGACCTCTCCGTTGGTTACTCCTCGGGCGGCTCGTCCGGCGAAAATAACGACCTCGCCAACACCGTCTTCGGGCAGGAATACCTTGAACTTTTGGAGCAGTATTCGCCCCGTCCGGGTGTGACGGGCGGCGCGTGCTGCGGAATGGGGCTCGGCTGTGGCGACATTGTTCAATCGTTCCTTTGAGTTCGTGAGGCTCGGAAGGCCCACCGTCGACCTGCGCGGCAACGCCGTGCCGGGCGAGAAGACCACGCGCACCGTGCTGGGGACCGTGCAGCCGTTCAACGGCAAGGAGACCGTACCCGCTGTCGCCCTTTCGCGCAATACGGGCACCGTAAAGGTCTATTCGAGCGAACGCCTCGACTTCCGTTCGGAAGACGGGAACGGCCTCGGCTATGTCCGCTGCGGCGGTTTCCTCTACGAGCTTGTCGACGAGCTCCCGAACCTGAACGGCCTCATCGAACACTACAAGTATGTCGGCTGCCTCGTGCCGCCGTCGCAGATCCCGGAAGCACTGAAGGAGGGCGTAGGCAATGCCTGAAGAAGTGCAGCAGGAAGAACAGAAAGAACTTGAGTCATCCTTGGTTGAACGCATCAAGGGGAGCATAGTCGAGTACTTCAACGGCCATGCCCTCCTTGATTGTCCGTTTAGGAAGGCCCCGTCGAGCCTGCCGGCACCCGTCGGAAAGTACGTCGCCGTCCGTGTCGAGGACGTGGAACAGTACGGCTCCGAGATGCAGCCGCCTCCGGGAAATGGCGCGAAGTTCGTGTTCCAGCAGGTAGCAACGGTCTCGTTCACAGAGGTCGAGGGCGACGGCGAGGCGCTTCGCATGGTCCGCAACCTGATCCAGCGGAAGGACTTCCGCGACAGGGCGGGTGCGGAGGCGGGGTTCAGCGTGTGGGATTTCGGGAGCATCATCCCGGTCGACACGTTCGACGGCGAGTTCATCGTGAGGCAGTGGCGGTTCACCATGCGCGTCAACTTCGCAGACGAGATTACAGAGGACGTTCCGAAGATAGAGAGCGTCGAACCTTTAACACTAACAGGAGCATAGGACAATGGCTGAAATCATCGACCAGATTGTCAAGATAAGCATCCAGGACGCCATTTCGAGCGTCACGACCGTGGATGTGAACACCGTGGCCCTTGTCGGCCTCGCTACTACTTCCACGCCTGTCGCAGGCGAAATCGCAAGCGTCGCCGACGCAGTTACAGCTTACGGAGAAAATTCCGAACTCACCGCCATGGTGAAGGATTTCTTCGCGCAGGACTCCCAACCGTCCCGCGTCGTGTGCATCCCGGCGGGCAACACCGCCGCCGCAACGCTCGCCGCAGTGCAGGCCGCCGCGCAGGATTTCAGCTTCTACCACGTCGTCTGGGCTACTTGGGACGGAGCCGTCACTACCACCATCCTCACGGGCTCTAACGGCTGGCAGGAATGGCTCGCAGACGCCAAGAAGGTTCTCCACGTACAGGTGAAGGACCCGACCTCCCTCAAGAACCACGGCGGCAATCGCATCGCCGTGTACAAGCACGACGAAATCAAGGAAATCACGCAGACGGTGACAAGCGGCACGACCACTACCGTAACGCACCCGTCGAGCCTCCCCGGAGGGTGGACCGACGGCAACCTCCACACTTCCACGACCGAAAGCGGTACAACGACGACCGTAGATGTTTCCGTCGAGTTCCTCCCTGTCGGTATCGTGGCCCTCCGCTGCGCGAGCGACTCGGCACGCGGCACGTTCGCCCACAAGAAGTGCAAGGGCGTCACGCCCGATACATACACCGTATCGCAGTACAACGCATGGATCGACGGCGGCATCAACATCTACGTCAAGGTCTCCGGCGAGGCCCGCCTCTTCATGGGTACGACGGCCGACGCTGAAAGCTTCATCGACCAGGTGGTCAAGGACGACTGGATCAGATTCAACACGCAGAGCCGCATCTACAAGCTGCTCGGCGAAGGCA